CTGCTTTGACCGCGTTGCCGATGGCGGTTCGCACGCGATCTTTGAGTTTGCCTGCGAAGTCAGCACCGAAGGCAAACTCCATCGCCTTCGTTAGCCCCGTGAAAACACCAGCCCACTTGATCGCCTTGATAATCCCAGCGAGACCGATGAAGTTGACCAGCATTGCGCGCAGACCGGGGTTCGCTTCGAGGAGATCGCTCGTGAACTTGGAAGCGCCAGTCAAAGCATCCACGTAGAGCGTTAGCGGCCCGCTGGCGCCCGCGAGCTGGCCGAAGAGTCTGGTTACCTGGGTCAGAGCTTCGATCAGGTGCGGGCCGAAGGTTTCGCTCGTGGTTTCGAGCAATTCGGTGAACACCGGCAGGAGTTCGACGCGGACCTGATGCAAGAGCTCGGTGATGGTGCCCATGCCTTGGCTACTGCCGAGCTCGAAGAAGGCTTTGACGATGTCCCTGACCAGGCGGCCTGCTTCCCACAGCGGCGCTTTGGCGTCTCGGAAGTAGGCCGCGATCGAGTCGCGCCCACGAGTGGACTTCGACCATTTCTCTAGGCCTTCGGAACCCAGGTTCAGCGCGTCGAGGATCTGCCGCCCCAGAGGCGCGGCCTCTTCCCCGATGACGTGCATCGTCCCGCCCAGGTTGCCGAAGATCGACGTGAGCACTTCGACCACCTGACGAGTGCGACCGAAGAACTTCGCCATGTCGCCGTTTTTGCGGTTGACTTCGGTCGATTTCTCGACCCATGCTGCGAGCCCGTTCGTGTACCTGCCCATGAACTTGATAAAGGGCTGAGCGACGACCATGACGTTCTCCAGGCCCTTGAAAAGGTGCTCGGCACTGCGGCCGATCAAACCGAGCGTTTGCGCGTTTCCGCGACCGACGATTTCAAGGTCATGGCCGAACCCACGCGAACCGAAGAGCTTGCCCGCGCGCTCGGAGAGCGTCCCCATCACGCGCCCGGTGACGCCGATTACTTTGTTGACGACAGGCAGGTTGCGCAGCGCTGAGGTGATCCCCTTTTCTGCGCCCGGCAGGAACCCTTTGGCCGCGGTCGCTTGCAACCCTTTGAGCTGAGGCTGGAGACCGAAGAGGAAGCGAGCGAATTTCGCCGCCGATGGCGAGAGTTTCGCGAAGGCTTCATCGACTTTATTCGCCGTGGTCCCAGTTTCGGTCAGGGTTTCATTAGCTTCGCGCTCGGCTTCTGCAACCCCTTCGGAGGACTTCTTGACTTCGCGGTTTGCTTCGTTCAGCGAGCGGCGCGCTTCGACCACGGCGGGGTCTTTGCGCACGCCGCCGTGGTGCTCTTTCCTGTCTTCCTGCTGAGCGCGTTTGCTTTCGATCCTCGCCTCTTTAACCCGCTGATGAGATTCGCGCACACCCAGTTCAAGTTCTTCGATTTCCAGCAGCGTGCTTTTCGGATTCGCCTCCGCCTTGTTCAGCTCGACGATGGAACGGCGCAGCGCGAGCTCGGCGCCTTGCTCCCCCAAGCGCGCGTCGATAGCCGCATTGCGCATGTCCTGCAACGTTTTGATCGCGGTGCGCCGAGCTTCGTCCAAGCCGACCACCGCGGTTTTCTGCGACCGCTCAGCGCCCTCTAGCTGTTCCTCGGCCGCACGGATCTGCTGCGACGCCGAGCGCTGTTTCTTGGCCGACGATTCCGCCGTGGTCCCCGCTTTGGACTGTTCGGCGCTGAGCGCTTTCAGCGCGGTACCTATACCCATGACGCTCAGGGCCCCAGTGCCGAGAGCCTGCCCCATAGTCCCGAGCAACGCTGGGACTGCCACCAGCAGCCCACTCAACGGCGCCAAGGCAGAGACCAGCCCTACCGTGCCGGCGCTCAATGCGTTGATCCCCTGCAACGCAGCGCCTGCGCCAGCTACAAGCGCAGGCCATTTGATCAAGCTGAGCGTCTTCGAGAAAAAGCTCGTGATCCGATTGGTCTTGGCAATCCCACCTTCGAGCCCAAGGAAACTTCTCTGGGTGTCGGTGTTGCTGCGCCGGACCTTCTCGTTTTCACGGACGGTCGTTTTCGAGGTGGTATTCCAGCTCTTCAGCGCGTCCTCGCTGACGCCAACCTGCTGTGCAACGGCCGCCCAGGACTGCCCCTGAGAACGCAGGAATTTCACGTGACGCTGCTGCTCGCGGCTCAGCGTCTGCGTGCTGCGAGTTAGGTTGTCCTGCTCGCGAGACATCTCTCGCGTCTTGGACTTGCTCCGATCTACCGCCGCGTCGAAGCGCTTGAAGTTCTTATCATCGAGCCTCGCATCGAGCCTCGCGAAGACATGGCCGACATCTATGCCGCCGGCCTCCATCTAGTTCCTCCGCTGCTTGGCCTGGTTCTCCAGCCCGGCCTTCAGGTGCCTGGCACGCGCCAGCGCCGTGGACGGCGACGGGGGAGTCTCCAACGGAGACAAATCCCCCATGCCGATCACGGCATCCGGATCCTGCCCCGAGAGGGCGAGGCGCTGGCGCATTTCAAATTCCTCGTCCTCATGGATCAGCCTGAGGTGCTCGCTGAGGGCGCCCCAGCCCGGGCCGTGGAGGACCGCTCCTCTCCCCCATCCGTAGGCGGCTCCGAATCGGTGGAGGAGTCGGGCCTCTCCGATGTCGTCGGGGACTCTGGGGTCGAATGGGTCTCGGCCTTCTCGTCGCCCTCTGTCGTCTCCGCCGTCGCCACCTCCCGCTCGTCCTCCGGCTCCGGCTCCTCCTCGGTCGTTTCCCCGCCCAGGCCCACCAGGGAGAGAAGTGAGCGCGCCTGGTCCCCTTTTCCCGCCATCTGCTCCCGCAGAATCTCCTGCGCAGCGAGTGCAAGATCAAGGAGCTCATCGACGCCGGCCTGGAAGAGCAGGCTTTTCCTGAGGCCCTCAATGTAGGAAGTGACGGCCTCTTCGCCTTCGCCGTCCTTTTCCTCCAGAACCTTGTCGTCTGCAACCACCCAGGCCAGGAGATCCGCGATGCGGTCACCAGCGAGATCGAAGGCGGTGGGGATGATCACCGCCATCGTCTCCTCTTGGCTTGGATCGTTGGCGAGCTCGATGTAGCCGCCGCTTTCCTTCCAAGCCTCGTCTGAGACGGCAGCGGCATCGGCCGGATAACGGAACTCCAGCGTCGCCCGCGAGATTTTGTCCACGTTGTTCTCGCGGTACTCGGTGACGTAAGCGCTGACCTTCTTGGAGACCTCAGGTGCGATCTCTCCCAGCGCCGTCAGCAGCCTGCCAATCCGAAAAGCCTTGTAGCCGCGGAACTTGTCGATGACGTACTCGGTGCCGCCAGCTTTGACGGTGCGCGAGACCGCCTGAGCCTCTTGCTCCTCGCTCATGTGTTCTCCTCTCCTAGCCGGTGAACGCGGCGCTGCCGCATTCAATGCTGATTTTGCTGCCGGGTTCTGCGCCGACCTTGCGCATCGACCCGCCCAGCGAGAGCTCTACGGCTCCGCCATCGGGACTGGGCGGTATCGCCAGGTCAGGCGCCCACTTGACGCCGGGAAATTCGACTTCCATCGTCCTGGCCGGGACCAACGCACCAGCAGCATTTTTCTTCGTGAGTTTGAATTTGTAAGAGCCCACGTTCTCCGGCACCTTCAGCGGTTTTTTGCCCGCCGTGGGTGCCGCTTCGCCGTAGATCCGCTTGTTGTACTCGCCCTGCCCGGCGGAGTCCACAAGGATCGTGCAGCCAAGGGAGATGTTCGCGTTGCCCGTCACGAGATCAATCGCAACTACGTCATCGCCGTAGTAAGGCGACAGGCCCTCGTCCCAGGTAGCGGTGAACTGCGAGCTGCCTTTCAGCACCACGGTGTTAACCGCGAAAGTGCCGGTGCCCTCGGTCCAGAGGAAGGGATCCTCAGTCGGCTGTTCGATGGTGGGGTCAACCGTGAAGACCTCGCCTGGGTCGAGCGAGAGCACGGCCGGCGTGATCCGAACGACCTTCTGACCAGTCGAGCCTTCCATGACGAGCTGCCCGACGCGGCAGTCATTGAACTTTTCTCGCTGCACGACCGAGCCGCCAACGCGCTTCCAGAAGGTGGCCCAGAAGCCGCCGTTCGTCTGCGGCGTGAACGTGTGTTTCCAGGGGTCGGCGGCGCCGACAACTGTGTCAGCGCCGAAGAAGATCCAGCACAGCCAAGCCGTCTCGGTCGGCGTCGTCTGGAGACCGGGGTTGCCCTCGCCGGTCAGCGTGTTGACGAAGTCCGTCATATCTCCGAAGCGGTCGAGGTTGGAGAAACCCTCCGAGCCGTCCTCGCGATTCGTCGCCAGGTCACCGGCAACTTGGTTGAAGCGCCGTTTGCCTTCGGTGGCGGGCGTGCCCTTCGCCGACTGCTTGGCACCCCACAGCGCGTACAAGTTTGACTCAAGTGCCATCAGTCACCACTCCCTTCGATCGAGGCCTGTCCATCGCCAGCGGCATCGCCTCCCTGGTCGGTGGACTGCTCACTTGCGGAGTCGGCTGCCTGCTGAGCATGTTCTTCTTCGACCTCACGTTGCGCAGATTCGGAGGCAAGCTCGGCCTCCTCAGTCGCGATGGCTTCGGCCAACTGTTCCTTGTCCATCGACGAGCGACCCGTGATGTCCAGCTCGCTCGCTCGTTTGCGGAGGTCGGAGAGGCTCGGACCCGAGCCGGAGATGACATCTACTTCGGCGTAGCTCGCCGGTTCGTCGCCATCCTCGACCTCAACTGATTCGAGCGCCGGGTAGTTTTTCAGCGCGTCGGCCACCTGAGCATCGCGTAGAGAGCGCGCGCCCTCGGCCTCAGTCAGGTCGCCATCGGAGTTCTTGCGCGGCTCCAGGCCGAGAACGATCTTGCCGCCGCCCTCCTCCAGTGCCTCGCCAACATCGAAGGAAATCCCGTCCACCAGCGCCACGCTGCCGCCGCTGAACTCGTCGTAGTCCGGGCGAAGCCCGAAAGCAATCAAGTCTGTGCTCATGCGCGAACCCCTTGGTTCGGGTGTCTCCTCCGACGCCGCAACCGGCAGCAGAAGCCGTCGAGCGCGAACATAGGCGATCTCGGCTTAGTACCCCACGTCGCCTCGAAGCAAAGATCCCGCTGTTTGCGCTAGAGACCGCCCTCGGCGTAGAGCTCAAAAATGTAGCTCAAGGTGAATGAGTAGCCCTCCGGCCCGTTGCCAACCGGCTGCATCGGCCTCCATTCGAGCGACTCGATAACCGAGAGACCGGCCATGTCCCAGTTGCGCTTGTCATGCAAGAGCAGGCGCAGACGCGAGTCGATCTGACCAGCTAGCTGCGGCGTCTTCGAGCGCACCCAGAAGTCGAAGGTCGAACGTCGCCTGAACTTCTCCAACGTCCCAGTCGGGATGCCGCCCGTGTAGATCAACGAGAGCACAGCAGCGGAATTGTTCTCGTTGCCGCTGCGCTCGCCAGGTGCCGGCGGGCCGTCGCGTGGGTCGATGAAGACTGGGTACAGCGTGCCTTTTGGACCGTCTGGATCTTCGTCTCCAGGTTTACGGAAGCCAGGTTCTTCACCAGCGCGACCGCTGTTCTCGGCAATAAGGAAGTCGCGAATGAACGGCTGCGCCAGAGCTTCCACAGCGGGGACGCTACACGGCGCGTTAGGCGCTAGGCAAACTAGAACCCAGGTACAAGATGTGCTAGGCTGCCTCTACACAATCGACTGAGAGGGGCAACCTCAGATGAACGATATTCCGACTTGTCATATTTGTCGTCGGCCGATCTATACGGGCGAAGCGCGCGAGGAGTTCGATGGCCAGGGCGCGGATAGCTTTTGCGACGACTCGCTGCTCTACTACGAGGAGGGCGCACCGATCCTGGCTATCCATTGGGCCTGCGGCGAGGAAGACAACGCTGCTCGCGCCGAGGCTGCTTACTTCGCAGGCTACGGAACTTAGCGGGCCAGTTGCCCAAACGAAGCCCGTCGAGCGACTACGGCCCTTCGGGCCGTTTGTCGTTGAAGGCATTACCCGACCGCGCGAACCCTGCCGGTTTCGACCTGCCCAGATGCCCGCAGCGTCCCCTCGCGGAGCGGTGCCTCGCGCTGCGCCTCGCCAAGGACGATCTCCGCGAAGGCGCCGATCGCATCCTCCATCGCACGGTCGATGACTTTGGCAACGCTCTCGGCTGACTGGAGCTTGCCAGTGCTCGCCAGTGCCTCGCGCATTTTCGCGGCGAGGAACTCCTGGAGTGCCGGTGCATACGTCTTCAGCGGGCCCTCCAGGTACTTGCCGTGGCCGTGCTTGTGCGTCAGGTCCGTGCGCTCATGCTGGTAAGCGGCGTAGACGGTGTTGAAGCTGACTGTCGCTCGCACCGTGACCATCGACCAGATGCTACGCCCCGAGCGCTAGGCTTTCCCCATGAATGCCGCCGAGCGCGTCCACGCAATCCATCAGCGCCTTGAAAAGACGGAGCTTGGATCTCGCGTCGAGCTCGTCATGCTCGCGACCGACAATGTGCGCGGCGAGCTGAAGCGCTTCGACGAGTTCGCCGTGACCGTCAAGCCGGATGAAGGCGAAGAGCAAACCATCGGCTTCAGTCGCATCCGAGACGTTGCAGTCTTCACTTCTTCAAAAGGCCCCGTTTAGCGAAGAGCTTCTCGATCTCCTTCGCAACCGGAGCGAAGTCCTCCGGGTCGGTCCAGTAGGAGACGAATTTCTTGCCCTCTTCTTCCTCGCCATCGGTCCAGGCGCGGATCTGCGCTTTCATCTGCTCATCGCCGGATCGTTCTGCGATCCACTGCTCATAGGACCGCGCCCAGATCTCCGTCCAGTCCTTCTGGTAGGACGAGCCGTAGATGCGCATGCGCGAACCGGCCTCGGAGTTTTTGATGGCCTCGCGCCAGGCGTCGTACTCCTCGTTGCCGTATTGGCTGGCGTAACGCGATTCAGGCTTGCGCCCGAAGAAAGTCCCCTGCGGCGAATCGAAGTCACCGAGATGAACTGAGTCGAGGTAGTGCCCGGTCTCGTGCACGGTTCCGTTGAATGACGTAGGCCCAGGTCGGCCTGCGTCTTTGCCGCTGAGATGAACCCCTCGCAGAGCTCGCCGGCTAATCAGGATCTCCGACGAGATCGACTCGGCCTTCCCGCTTTTGTTCGGTAGGAACGCGGCGCCATGGGAGCCGTATTGACCGCGGCGCAGATTCCCCGTCTTGATCGTCGGCACGATCTTCAGCCCGGTCGGGAAGCTGTGCACCTTCTCGATGGTGCGCAGACCGTGGTCAATCTGATCGCGGAAGAGCTTTTCCGGCTTCTTCTCACCGTCTTCAACGTTGTGCACAATCGAGCGCGCCTCAGAGCCTGAGGAAGGTTTGGGTTTCGCAGCCGGCGGCGTCTCTTCAAGATCGACCCCAAGCAGCTCGAAGTTCTCCTTGGCCGCACCGAGCACGTGCTCGCAGTTCGGATGAAACGGCGGGAACGCCGGGATCTTCTCGTAGCCCTCGGTGTTGCCCGTCAGCGAGTACGTCTTGCCCTCGTAGAGCTGGCAAAGCGGCGTCTTCGTGTTGTGGTCGGAGATCGTCACCAGATCCAGGCCGACCTGAAGCAGCCTGTCCACGGTGCCGAGCGTCATCGCCTCGCGCTGAGTCGAGCGCGCGACCATCCGTGCGTAGGTGTCGAGCTTCCACTGGCGGCCGGATTTATCGGTGAAGCCTTTGAGCCCTTCCTCGGCAAGCCGCGTGGCTATGCGTTTCGAGGTCTCGCGTCTGCTCAGCCCGGCGGCGACGCCAGTGCCGACCTCTTCCAGGCCAACGCGGCGAAAGACATCTTCCGCTGAGCGCCCAACGCCGATCAGCGATTCCTCCAGTTTGCGTTCCACGGAAGCCTGGATGGCCTGAACCGCACCCTGGTTGGCGCCGCTGGCGAAAGCCGGCTTCAGCAGATCTTCAGTGAGATCTTCCGGCAATACGGCTTCCGCAGATGCGTCGGCCGCCGTCGCCCCAAGCTGATAAGCGCCCGCGATACTCAGCCCTGTCAGGCCCTCGGTGCGTTGGCGCAGATCGGCCAGAACCCGTTCCACCGCGGTGAGTTGCTTTTTGCGCTGGTCGGCGGATTTCAGCGAACCGCGTCGGATGGCCGAAGTGATCAGCGTCCGCAACAAGCGAGCAGCGCGCTCGTAGCTCGCGATCAGTTCTACCGTCGCAACCTCAGGAAGGCGTTCTACGCGCCTCTCCTCGTTATCCACCGCCACCAGTTGAGACCTCTTGCAGCGTCAGCCGGATCTCGCCGGGCACCAGGGTGTTCGGTATGTCGAATTCCTCGCTGATGATGACCAGACCCTGGCGCTCTTCACCACGGTGCAAGAACGTCACGATGTCTCGGTCGTCAAAAGTAAGCGCTCGCGTCTTCCGGGCATCGACGATCAACTGCCGGCGCAAGTAGAAGGTCTCGGCAGGCCCGGAGGTGCCAGCGCCAGGGCCTGCATTTCGTTCACGGCGCTCGGTATAGAAGCCGTCCGCGCGCCCGGCCCACTTCTCCTCGCCCGCTCCATCGGGCGAGTCCCAGTCAACGGTGCTGCCGCCAGCATTGACTTTGATCAGCGTTGCGTTCTTCTGTGGCAGCGTCACCGAACTAGCTTGCCACCGACCGCGCGATTCAGCCCGGTGTACTTCAGCTCGTCGCGCATCTTCGGCCCATAGCGACTGAGTTTTCCGACCGTGGCGAAGTCGGGCCCGTTCGCGGACTTGTACTGGTCGTGCACGAACCAGTCTTCGCCCTTTTCGATCCGGTACTCGGCCTGCGCGCAGGTTGCACGGGTCAGCGATTCGATCTGATCGGCGGTGAGCTTCTTGGGGTTTTCGCCCAGGTCACCGAAGCGCATCCCGTTGGACTCGACCGGCCACGCAGCCCCTACGTAGCGATCAACGTCGCGCGAGGCTCGCTCCAGCACTCGTTCAAGCGTCCCGGCGTCCTCGGTCTCCCAGCCCTCTACGTAGTCCTCGAAGTCTTTCGTCGTCGCGTAGGCCTCAGCCATGACGGCGCCCGCCCGCCTGAGCATCCTGGCGCGCACCCGCAGGTCTGCCTGGTCTCGCTGGCCGCTTCGACCCCTGCCCTGCGCGCGGAGCCTTGCGAGCTCGGCGGTCGAGATCTACGTCCTCCCTAATCGAGCCGAGCCGACCGAGCCTCATTCGTCCAGATCCTCCAAGATCAGCACCCGCAAATACGGTTCCTCTTCCTCGGCGGGGAACGTCTCTTTCTTGCCTGATTCCCAGGTCACCTCGAACTCGGTATTGAAGAACCCAGGTGGCCGTTGAGTGTCGCCGTCTTGCCAGTCATAGACGCAGACCCAGACTTCGATTTCTTTCGGGGTTTCCGATTTGTCTTTGGGGTCTGGGATTTTCTCCAGGCTGAAGGTCATTTCGCCTTTGAGCGCCGGCGGCGTGGGGTCACCTTCACCCTCAGCGCGCATCAGGAACCTGACTTTGCTGGCTTTGTCGAGCGGAACGTATTTGCCCCCGCTCGTCAGAACGACCGCATAGCTCGGCGCAGTGTCGCCCTGCTTGATCGGGAACGGATCTTGCTCGGCCATCCCGCTGCAACCTAGCACGCGCCTCTAGAGCGCCTGCGCCCCTCGCGGCTCTTGCGGCAGGCCCACGGCCCCGGTCTCCTCCGCCCCCAAGCTGATCACAGAGTTACTCGCAACCAGCGCCAGCGCCTCCCTCACCGGAACGGCGAGCACTACCGCTCCGGTCGAGTCGGCACCCAGGCATATCGCACCTCGGATGGTCGAGCTGACAACCACAGCGCTGGTCGGGTCATCAGACAGGCAGATCGCGTCAAGCAGCGGTTCGTAGCGCGGCGTTGGCATCTTCAGCGTGATGGCTTCGTCGAGCTCGCCGGGGATCCCAAGCGGGCGGATCTTCAGGCGCACCAGCACCAGCGGCTCGTCGAGCTCGGAGGCCAACCCCAGCCCCCGCGCCTTCGAGCGCACAACCGAGAAGGCCTGGTCGAGCTCGGAAGCCAACCCCAGCGCCCGCGCCTTCTTGGCTGAGATCACCTGCGCAAGATCGACCTCAGCAGCAACGCCGAGAGCTCGCGTCTTGGAGCGCCCCAGTGCGAAGACGGCATCCAACTCAGCAGCCTGCCCCAGGACTCGCATCTTCACTCGCGTCGCCGGGAGCGCGGCATCCACCTCCGCTGCCTGCCCTAGAGCTCGCGCCTTGAACCGCCCCAGCGCCAGCCCGGCGTCGCTCTCCGCCGGCAACCCCAGAGCGCGAGTCTTCAGCCGGCCGGCGGCGAGCGGCGCATCCGTCTCGGCAGCCTGCCCCAGCGACCGCGACTTCATCCTGCCCATCGCCAGCGCTGCGTCCGTCTCGGCAGCCTGCCCCAGGGGTCGGGCCTTCGCCCTGCCCATCGCCAGCGCTGCGTCCGTCTCGGCCGGCTGACCGAGAGCTCGAATCTTCGACCTCGTCGCAGCGAAGGCCGCGTCAGTCTCGGCGGCCTGGCCGACCCCCAGTACCTTCACGCGCGTCGGCGGCAACGCTGCATCGGTCTCCGCGGCGATGCCGAGCGCATAGGTTTTCGGCCCTGACGCCGGAGCCACGCTGTAGATCGGCGGCCCCCCAGTGAAGTAGAAAGGGCAAGAGCGAGAGGTCACCGATGTGCCCGCACGCACCGACTCGTTCATCCCGGTGCCCGACAGATCCAGCACCTTCTGTTCGACGGAGGCCTGCCGTAGCTCCCACAGCCCTGACGGGCGGCGCGAGAGCATGCCCGACCGCGAGAAAGCTATGGACTCAAAGCCTTCGTTGCTGAGCAAGACGTTGTACTCAACGACCATCTCAATGTCACCGTTGAAGTTGTCGTTAGTCCCGCCTTTCCACTCCCCGATCCGAACCGTGCCGCCAGCGCCCACCGTGATGGCGTTGCCGATAGTGCCGCCGAGATTCTGGTGCGTCCAACCTGACGCCCTCTTCCAAACATGGGCCCGTGCCGCTTCGGCCGCTGGCTTGTGCACTCCGACAAAGCACCAGCCGTCTGCTTCTTTGACGGTGAGCGTAGATGTTTCCTGTTCGCCCACCCCAACCTCTTCCAGCGCAATTTTGCCTGTCGTTGCAACGAGCTGGAGCGCGATTCGAGGACCGCCACCAGATTCGCAGCGGGAGTAAATCGTGTCGTAGTCGCTATCGCTGTTACGCCTGACCCAGGCGCCGAGACTGTAAGCCCCAGTCAACTGGTTAATGACAGGGAACCGAAGCTGGTCTGTGGTCGCGGCAAACGTGCGAGCCATGCCGAGCTCCTACGTTGTTGTGTAGGTCAGAGCAACGCTGAGGAGCTCAGCATCGACGGCGAGTGTGTCGCTGCCCGATGCAGCTTCGCGGAAGACCAGCAGCTCGAAGAAGTCGCCGGCCGCGATCGAGTCCAGTTTCGGTTCGATGGTCGTGGTGATCAAACGCCGCGCCTCAGCCGTGTTTACTTCGACGGTCGCCGTCACGGCTTCGGCCTCGGCATGCTCGACCGGAGTGTCTGCGTCGGTGGGAGTAATCGCCCCCAAGCGAGCCCCCCAGACCACTTTCTGCGCTTCTTTGGAGAGCGCCATCCAGAGCAGCTTGACGATCGGGATTTCTTTGAAGTCGTCGGGCATGCGCCCCTGAAACCACAGGTGCTCCTGGGTCGCCGCGTCGAACGACGCGATCAGCAGCGGCTTCTTCGGATTGGCCTCGGTTCCGGCCAGGTTGAGCAGCGCCGGGCCGGCGTTGCTCGCGGAACCGTCGCCAGGTGCTCCGGCATGCGGGCTCCATTGCAGCGTCGCAACTGCCATCGGCTACGACGCTTTGGCGAAACCGAGCGCGTTGACTTCCGCTTTGAGATCGCTGCCCGAAGGCGTCTCCAGGTAGTCCAGATGCACCAGCGGGATGATGTTCGCGTCAGTCCCCGAAGTGGTGTCGGCGTCGTAGCAGACCAGCAGCTTGCCCCATTTGCCGCCAGCTTCTGCCACGGCTTTCCATTCGGGGTTCGGCATCGTCGCCGTCTGCCGGTCGTTAACGTTGTCCGGAGAGGCCGCGACCAGATCCGTGTCGGTGAAGACTTTGCGCGAGTAACCGGAGTTGGTCGCCTCGTCGCTGGCGCCTTCGAGGATCACCGCAAGCGTGGCGAGATCCTTCAGTTCGGCGTCGGTGACCAGGCCGGCCGACTTCAGCGCGACGATGATCAGCGCTGAGTTCGTCGGTTCGTTGGCATCCACACGGTTAACGAGCTCGGCCCAGCGGCCCAGCCCAACGTTGAAGATTCCGTCAGCCACTCTCGCTCATCTCCTCTGCGCCCTGCGGGTTGAGCTCGCCGTAGACGCTGCCGTCGGGACGCAGCAGCACGATGGTGTCGCCCTCGCGCCAGTGCTTGCGCGCCTCGGTGATCGCTTCGTTGCGCAGCTCGAAGGGCTCAACAGGCGGCGTGATTGCTTCAACGTCCTGGTTGATGTCGGCCGGATCTCCTTCCGATCCCTTGATCGACCAGCGGCCGTTCTCTGTGGGGTAGACCTGGATCTCCATGATCAAGGCGGCGGAAGCGTCCCCCGGCCGAAGCCGGGGGACTCGCTCCTAGGCCGAAGTGGTGACTCCGCCCTTCTCGCCCTCAACGTCGCCCTGTTCGCCCACGCGAGCGGACTGGGAGACGAGCTCGCTGCGCGGCTTGTAGTCGATGACGTTGCCCTCGTCGTCGTAGACCGGCTCGCCACCTCCCTCGACCGCGCGGCTTTCCATGTGGCCCGGACCGACGCGCTCGGAGTAGTCGCCGCGCTTCTGACCCTCTCCGAGAGCGTCCTCCGGCCCAACGGGCTCCGAACCCGAACCCTGAGCCATCGGCACCCCGCCATCGGTGCCATCGCGGGTCGTCACACCGCCCTCGGTGTGCTCCAGGTCGGCGTTTTCGGCTGCGGTCGCTACCCCAGCCTCTTCCTTGCCCTCTTCCTCGGCCACCGTTTCGGCGGGCGCCTCAGAGGTCGCCTCGGTGCTCGTGCCCGCGTCGCCATCCCCGGCAGCGTCGGACCCGGAACCTAGGCCCTGGTCCTCCTCGAAACCCTCGCGGGTCTCAGTGTCATCACGCATTCTTGCCCTCGCTTCCGTCATAGTCGCTCTCGGCTTCGCCGCACTCGATGCAGCGAACCACGATGAGCTTCTTGCCCCACTCCTCAGGAGGGAGGCTCTCTGTGGCCTTCGGTTTCTGCGCAACGAAGAACTCGACACGGACGTGCTCGTCACCGGGCAGAGCGCCTTCTTCGGGACAGCCCCGTTTATGGCGCATCTCCTCCGCGATTTCGCGGGCCTGACTCAGCCGTTCCTCACCGATCCGCTGGTCACGCTCGGTCGCACGCTCGTGCTTGCGCTCGCGGACACCTGAGCCGTTCTCACGGCCTGCGGCATCGCCAGCCGAAGCGGCGGCCTCGTCCTTCGGCTCGTCGATCGGCTTAGCGGCGGCCTCGCTTGCGCCAGTGTCGCCGCCAGCCTCCTCGGCTAGCTCGTCGGACCCTCTTGTCTGTGTCGTGTCTTCCATCGTTCTCCGTTTCTAGCACCGCCCAGTGAGCGGCTCCGGGTCTATTTGTTGAGGATCCCCCGGAGACGGGCGGCGCCGGGACCGAACACGGCGAGCCCTGCGTAGAGCTCGATGCGAGTCCGATAGGCCGGCTTGCTCTCCAGCTCGCCCAGGTCTTTGACCTGAACGCCACCGTTGGTCAAGCCGGTAACCGCCCGGTCGCCCTCGTCTTCGCCAAACCGCACGGCGTAGATCGAAGAGGCGACGCTGGAGGTGCCCTGCGTCTCGGTTTGGGGGATGATCAGGGAGCCATCGGCCTTCGTGCCGATGTCCCTGAACGGGATGCCATCGTATTCATCGATCTTGCGACCGAATTCGTCGCGGCTCGTTTCGTACTTCCCGATCCGGCGCGCGGCGCTCTTGATCCGAGCAACGATCATGCTGTTCATGTACAGCACGTCAACGCCGCCCTTGACCGCCGCGATCAGCGCGTCAAGCGCTTCAAAGAATTCGTAGCGTTCATTGTCGGTCGTGCCGACCACGGGCAGGCCGTTGGTCGCGGCATCGAGCACCTGGGTGCCGGTGAGCCGCTTCTTCAGGCCGTCGAAGGAGTTGGCATCCACGGCGGTGTCGCCGTTGATGAAGGCGTCTTGGAACTTGTACGTCGCCGCCTTGACCTTCATCCGCTGCTGGGTCGCACGCTGGTCGTTGAGGTTGGACCGCGTCTTCTGGATGAAGGCGTCAACGTCCGCCTCGCCACCCAGAATCGTCAGCTTCTCGGTTTTCTGGTTGACCGTCCCCGTGCTCTCGGAGTAGGCCGCGTTGACCGCGCGGAACTCGACGCCCGGCAGCGTTGCCTCCTCGTTGTACATGTAGGAATTGCCTTCAACCTCCAGAAACGGAATGCGGTCGAGGATGACCGACTCCGGTTCGATGACGAAGGTTTCGATAACCCCGCGTTGCAGGTCGTCGTCGGAGAGCTTCGCAGCTTCCGCCAGTGTGATTGCCATGTTTGTTGTTCCTCGTTTCGTTATCGGTTGTCGGTAACGACCCGAGCTGTTCCGAACCTGTTCGCCCTACGCCTTGGCCTTTTCGCGCTTCGTCTCATTGATCTCTAGGCCTCGACGCATCCGCTCACGCGGAGACACCTCTTCGCCGTCTTTCTTTTTGCCGTTTCCGTCGCTACCGGAACCATCGCCGTCGCCCTCGTCGTCCTCGCCGTCGCCGTCGCGGTCACCCTCGACTTTGCCCTGGCGTTTGGTTTTCTTGAGCAGGCCTGGTTCCTTTTTGGCGAGACGTTTGACGGCATCGCGCACGCGATCCTCGTCTACGTCTCCGTCCTCATCTACGGCATCTTTCAGATCGCTCGCCACTATCGACACGACCAGATCCGGGCTGCGGAAGTCACGGCGAGATGCCTCGGCCGTGATTGCTCGTTCGAGGGAGCCGCTTTTAAGCTGCCCCTCGACCTCTTCGCGACGATCGCGCTCTTCCTCAAACATTTTCTTGTACTGGCCGCTTTTCTCGGCCCGTTTGCGTTGCTGAGCTTTGAGCGCTTTCTCCGCCTTCTTGCGCTCTTTACGCTCCTCGCTCAGCCGACGCTTAAGGGCACGGTTTTCAGCAGCCGTGCCCTCCTCCCCATCGTCGTCGCCGTCGCCCTCGTCTCCGTCGCCATCCTCGTCGTCGCCGTCGCCATCGTCGCCGTCTCCAGAGCCGTCTCCGTCTCCATCACCGTCGCCGTCGCCATCGTCGCCATCGTCGCCGTCTCCAGAGCCGTCCCCGTCCCCGTCTCCATCACCGTCAAGCCGAAGCCCAGCGAGCTGAGCAACTTCGAGCAGCTCCGGCGGTGCCGACCTCGGCACTCCGGCGCGTTCGAGCAGGTCCTCCAGCGGCAGGGCGCGAACCCGGTCGCGGGCAAAGATCTGGCGGATGGCGGTGAGCAAACGGTTCAGGGTGGTCATGCGTCTCGTGATCTCCGATCTGAATTTACTGTCCGGCGGTTGGTTTCCCTGGGTCCGTCCCAGTGCCCTGCCGGTCAGGGCTCGTCCCGCGATGTTTTGTATGCCGCGTTCGCCGCGGCGGCCTAGCGGGTCTAGGCCGGTTGACCAGCGCCATCTTCAGCGCCTTCTCCTTCTCCATCACCTTCGCCTTCTCCCGGTTTTTTCTGGCCGTTGTTACCCGACCCAGGGAGTTGGTCGAAGATCCCAGTCAACGGACGTGAGTCTTGCATATCCCTGCGAATCCGATCTTCCTCTTCTTCAACTTGTTTCTCGGACCAGTCAGGGTGCTGCTCCTCGATAGCAACGCGACGCGAGCGGATCTGTCCTTGCACCGCCGCAGCATTGCGATCAACGATTTCGGTCTCATCCTCCGGCAGGGTCGAGCCGCGCTCCATGCTCGGAGGCGTGGTTGCGTCGGCCCACTTGACGCCGAAGCCGCCCTCATCCAGTGAAAGTTCGTCGAGCATCTGCATGATCGCGAGGATTCCCGGCAACCCAGTGCGCTTGTCGTCCCAGAACTGCCCGCGCTCATCACCGGCCGCGGTCGTCGGGATCAGCCGCACCTTCAACGCGGTGCCGGAGACGGCGAGCCCTTCCTGCGTAGAGCCGGCACCGACGAACTGCGCGACGATGCCGATTCGACCCAGGCCATCCTCGGCTAGACCTCGGCGCCATTCGAGGATCTGCTGTGCCTTGAAATCGTACTCCAGCACTCGGAGCTGCGAGCCGCCGGTTTCATCGGGCATCTCACTGTCGAGCGACTCAGCCGACCAGACTTCCTGGTCGCGCAGATTGCCTTCTTCGTCGAAGGCCGATGCCGGCGCGACCATGCGCTGCTTCAGCGTCATGCGCGCATTCTCGGCACCGATGGTCAAGCCCTCGTTCACGTCATGGAGCATGTCTTTGATCCGGAAGTAGTCGCTGACGCCGAGCGTCGGATCGACGCCTTCGGTGTTCGGAACGCGCCCCGCGAGCATCGCCGGCAAGCCGTGCGCCCACTGCTCCTCCAGGTCGGCCGTCTCCGAAAAGCGGGTCAGCGGCACCTGCTGACCGAGCGTGCTTTTAGTCCCTTCGAAGAGAATGTTCTGCACCTCGCCGCGTTCGTGGATCTCGAAGTGGCGGAAGACGGTTGCAGTCGGCTTCTGTTCGATGTCATCGGTGTCGTAGCGACTGACGAAGGCGCATGCCGCAAGCCGCGGCCCGATCCAGAGAGGAAAGACGGCGGTGCGCGAGTACCACTCGACCAGCGGCACCTCAGCTAGGTCTGGGTCGGCCTTGATCCGCCACCAGACCTCGCCCTCGGAGGAGGAGGTCCGCACAGCCCGCTGCAACTGCGCCGGGAAGCCGTTGTCTTCAGCGATTTCATCGAGACGCTTCGCGTCGCTCTCTTTGGCCGGCGTCAACACCGGCCGGCGGCCGAAGAGCAGCGAAGCGAAGGCGTCAGAGATCTTCGGTGCCAGTGGATCGATCTGGTAGTAGCGATCCGTGTCCTTCCACAGCGGGTGGTCGAGCTTCAGCTTCGCGCGTTCGGACTCTCGAAACGCGATCCAGACGCCGATCTCTTCCCCAACCTTCTTGAACGGTCCGGTCGGCCAGATCGAAGTTCGGTCCAGACGTTCGACCAGTTTGTCGATCCAGATCCCCATTAGCGGCTCGGCTCCAGCAACGCCCACATGCGCCAAGACAACAGCGCCAACGACTCACCGTCTTCCCCAAGACGGACGGCAAGAAAGTGGTCTACGCCCTGCCTACGGAAGGTGTAGACCCGCTCCATCAGCGAACTCGCCGCGACTTTGAGGTATGGCGCTGCTCACGTCCGCTCACGGGCGCAAGCCTAGCGCGACTACCGCAGCTTGCCGTAGCGCAGGGCCTTGAAGAGCCGCGCCCAGCGGATGACACTGGCAACGTTGTAGTGCGGGCCGGGATCGCTGTGGCCGCCGCCAGCGGCACCGAGATCGCTGTGGCGCACGACCCCTGAGCGCGCGACGGTGTCGCCAGAAACCTTGCCGCGGCGGATCGGGACGCCGTGCTCATGAGACCACTGGGCGATCCAGCGCGCAGCCTCGCGCCGCTCTGCGCGCGTCCATTTGCCCTGAGCTGCGAAGCCGATCTGCTCGATGCCCAAGGCGACGCGATTGAAGGCGGCTACGTGCCAAGCCGCACTGCGATCCGGCACGAAGCGCGCCGACCAGCCATCGCCATCGACCGCGACCTGCGAAGCCGCCTCAGTCGAGGCCTGCGCGAAGAAGTCGCCCAGTCCCTCCAGATCCTCGACGGATTTGAACTTGTTCTGCCCCTCGGTGTCGTGCAGCACGAAGAGCAGCACACGCTCGATACCGCTCGCATAGCAGTTGGGCGATTGGTGCCGAACGACGACCTTCGGCTTGACGCGCGGGCGCCGCCGTGGCCGGCGATGCTTGTACGGGTTGGACTTCGTCTTGTGCGCCATCAGGTCTCCTTCAAGATCCCGCGCACCTCGTCAGCCGATGCCGGTTTCGGTTTCACGACCTGCGCGCCCCATTTACGGCCGGCGGCGGGAGTCGTTCGATACCAGAGGAGCAAGCCCAAACCAGGCATCGCTGCACTCCCTTCCGGAGCACCGTCGCCGCGCTTCCAGTCGCACCCCAACCGCTGCCCGCGGCCGAGCATCAGTGTGAAGTGCCAGCGCCCAACGTGAAGACGAAGTCGCTTGCGCATCAGGCCTGGCCACACTCCACCGTGCTGACGCGCAACCGGTCGTGGGGTGACCACAGCCGTCGCCTGCGCTCGCGGCGGGAGCCGCGTGGGAACCCGGCCGGGCGCACGCCCGCGACCTCCTCAGCGTCTATGCGCTCGCCACCGACTTGATGCCAGCCCTCGTCAACGTGACGAAGATCCAGGAAGGAGAGGTATCCGCCTCGAGCGATCTCGAAAGGTTCGGTGACATGGCCGCCGTAGGAGAGCTTGACGCCCTTCCTGGCATGGTTGTAATCGAAGAACTGCGGCAGGACGAAATCTGAAAGCAAGACGCCTTCTACTTCGATCCCGAACTCATCTGCCTCAACGGCGTCGCAGTTCTCTTCCGCGTAGAGCTTCCCGCTGCGCGGATCAAGCACGGTGCGGTTGATCCAGGGGTCGCCCAGCATCTCCAGCGTCTCATGGCCGATCGTGACCGAGATCTCCGCGCCCGCTTCCTGCGTCGTCTTGGCGAAGGCCTTGCCGACTGGCAGTAGCGCCGGGGTCAGGTCGTGATAACCGAGCGCGCCGGCCTGGTCGGCGTCGTCAGTAGCGACGATCCACCATGCGTTCGGGTCGGCCTTCGAGCCGCGCGGGACGAATTCGATCTTCGCCGCGGTGCCCCAGGTCGGCCGAAACTGCACGTCGATCTGCCGCTGGAGAGCCTTCGCGATCTTGGCGCCCTCAACATCGTCCAGCAACGGCGACTCGTTGACGATCTGCAACCGAATCCGCATACGTCCGCTCACGGGCGCAAGCCTAGCGCGACTGCTTTGCCCTTCGCTTGCACGGCGCGCACCCTAGCACCTGAGTGCTCGGCCCTATCGCCGAAGCCAGCGAGGAGTCGGTGCAGGTCCGGCGGCGGCCGAAGCACTCAGGTCGGCGCACCCTACTACGGAAAGCGGCGTTTCCCGCCAGCAATCACAAGGATCTCCCTCGCGCCCAGGCGCTCGCACGATGAACGCGACTCATCACCCCACTGGGTGGTTTCGCCGGTCTGTTTTGCGGCTGCAACCCGCGCATGTGCGGATGAGAGAGCGTCTACGACGATCACGTTGACACCCGCAACCCAGCGGCCTCGGCGCTGCAAGACGTACGTCCGCTCGTTCTCCATCGAGCAAGCGTAGCACCTAGGTTCTAGCGAGCGTGAGCTTTGACTGCCTCCGGCGCGTCGCCCGCGATCAGCGCGTCGGGACCGTGGTCCTCGCCCTTCTCGATTCGGCCGGTGCCATCATCTTTGAGCTCCAGCCCGCGAAGCTGGCGCAGCAGCACTTTGTTGCGCGGGCTAATCGCGATCACTCCGGTGCCGTCGCAGTATTCGTCGTCGTCTTCGGCCAGGTCGCGCAGCCGCGTCGCCATCGACTTGGCCGAGCGCGTGAACAACGAGCGCAGGTGGTCCTTCGTGTCGTCCTTGTACTTCGCGAACGGAATCGGGGTCACGCGGATCTGCGGTTTGCCCGCCTTGCGCGTCGTGTCCCAGAGCCTCAGCAACTCCTCGTTGGAGTGCACCGTTTTGACGAAGGTGCGCCGACTCTGGATGCCGGCGGCGTCATAGCGGAAGGATCGCATCAGCGGCGCGATGTCCTCTTCAGGACCGTGCCCGTTCGAGCAAGCCCATTCCTGCACCTGCTCAATCGACTCACAGAACTGGCGCGTTGACTCCCCGACCTCCTGCGGCGTCTCCGGCGCGACCTCGCCAGGCGGCACGTACCAGCCACCGCCCTCCAGCGGCCAGAGCACCAGCAGGTGGGTGTACTCCCCGAAGTCCCCACCGGAGAAGAGCTGCTCCGGTAGCACGAGTTCGCCGGCCAGCAACTGCTCGTCGAGCTCGCCGCCAAGCCGCTCCGCCGCGTTGATCCCCGCCGGGCTGTAGACGCGCAGCCCACCGACGACCGAGAAGGCGTCGTCTTCGGTCTCCGGGTGCTCCTTCAGGAAGTCCTCCTCGCTGAGGTACTTCTTGCGCTCGCGCCGTCGCCAATCCGCCGAGCGATTCGGATGCACGGAGTCAGCCAGGAAGATCGGCACCAGGCCGACCTCATCGTCGCCGGAGGTGGCCTGCTGCCAGAGCCGCGCGAAGGTCTGCCCATCGCCGGGCGCCTCCGCCGGCCCATTGCCGGTCGAGATCAGGCAGAGGCGCCCGCGCGTGCCAAGCGTCGCGAGCAGCGCGGTCAGCGTTTTCTCCGCGCCGCCGTTGCGAGTGAAGGCCGCCTCGTCCCAGATCACGAAGCTGGCCGTCTCCGAGCGCGCGTCGTCGGGGTTGGAGGTCAGCGAGACCATCTCGCCGCGGTCGGCTATGCCGAATTTGGAGAGCGACCCTTTCGTTTCGGGATCCTCTTCGGCGCGCAGGTAACCGGGCAGCAGCTCGTTGATCCGCCGCGCCCGCTGGAGCAGTTTCTTCGCGTCCTCGGACTTCTTGGAGAGCGCCATCACCTTCGCCACCGGAGTCGCCGGGTCGAAGGCGAGCATGTGGAAGGCCTGATGTAGCGCCAGCCAGGTGAGACCGAGCTGCCGCGCCTTCAGCACGATCACCCGCAGCGCCTCGACCATCTCGCGAAGCGCCTCGGCCTGCGCCGACCAGAGATCGAACGGGATCGGCGGGCCCTCCTCAGGCTGAACGTGGCCGTAGCCGCGGATGAAATACTCGACCGCGGTCATCAGCAGCCGCGCGTCGGCGCCCTCGCCTTCCCACAGCCCGTGCTTGACCCGCCGCCGCTCGCGCTCTTGCCACGCCGCCGAGAGCGCAGGGTCTGAGGCCAGCATCAACCGGTCGGCCATCGAGAGCCTGCGAATCGCCGCCGGCCAGAACGGGCGCGAGGCAACGTCGCCCGCGACCTCGGCGTGCCAGAGACCCAGCACCTGCGCATCTACGTCTGAGAGCTCCCGAACTTCCTCCGGATCAAGCCCAGTCGGCGTTTCGGGGTGCCAGAGCTCAGCTTCTGAGACCAGTAGGCCCGACTCGCGCTCAGCTACGGCCATCAGACGCTGCTCCAGACGCCGCGCCGCAAGAAGCCATGCCAGCGATCGCTGTGCGGGAAGACGATGGACGGCGCCACGGTGATCGTGCCATCGGGGTGCTCGGTCACCTGGTGGTTATCCCTAAGCGTGCAGATGTTGCCGCTCGGAGACTTGACGTACCAGCACCAGAACTTGCCGCTGCTCGTCACCCGCAGATAGGCGCCCGGCGGTGCAATGTTCTGCCGAACGCCGTCGCGCAGCTCCTCCCAGGCATCCCATCCTGGGCCTGGCTCGCCCATCACCGCGTCAGGCAACCGCGTGCCCTGCATCAGGGCACCCTCAACCGCAGGCGCCGCAACAGCTCATCGCTGGAGTTGGGGTCGCGACCAGCCCGCTTTGAGCGCCGTCGCCAACGCCGATCTCGGCGCCGAGCCTTCATCTCCCTGCGACTCCGGGTGTCCACGCTCCGATCCTAGCCTCCCGTCTCGCGCGTCCGCAGAGGCGTACGGGCGGGCGGCCACACGGGGCACCCCCGCGCTCCGTCTCGGTGTGGATAACTTGGATAACTGTCGCCTATCCGCTTCAAAGCCCTGCAAGCTACGCAAGAGCTACCCCCTTGGATAGCGGATAACGCCTCCTTACGCGGGCGCGCGGGGGCGCGGGCGCGTAGGACGGCTATCCGCGGTGGGGTACGCTGAGCACGCCTGGAGGCACCGCGGAGCATGGTCGAGGGCCGCGGCGTAGCCACTCCGGGCGGCGGTGACGGCGCGCTCGCACTTACCGGGGCTGAGCGCGACGGCCGCCTGGGCGAACGCCCTCCGTCTTCAGGTGCGACGAGCGCAACCAGTGACGGAGGGCGAAGCGCATCGCTTCTAGGTAACCCGCCCCCTCACGAGCGATCGGCTAGGGACGGCGCGCCTAGCGAGGCTCAGACCTCACGCCAAACGACAAGGCAACCTGAGTCCCACTAGGTCGGTAGAAGCCTAGCACCTAGGTACAACAGAGCGCGGGCGGCCCGCAGAGGTCCGGGCTTGCAAGTCCTCGCCTCTGCGGTCGTCAGTTGCCTTCCCGCATGACCCCGCCTTTAGGTTCGACGATTCGGCGGGGAACCTTACACCGGTCCCTCTCCATTTGGTCGTCGATGCCTCGGCGACGTAAGATCGGGCTCAGCGTTAAGTCTCAGTGTAGCACCTAGGTACAAAGACGGCCCGCCGCGCGAGGCAGGGGTGTCGCGCGGCGGGCCTGGGTGTGCCGCGCTCGGGAAATGGCGTCGGCCACTGTGGCGCTCGCAGCCTACATCGCGAGCACCGTGCTGGCTACTCCTGCGAGCCGCCGGCGCTCTCGGCCTCGCCGCCGGCCTGCGAGGCCTCGGACTGCTCGCCCTCGCCGTTGTCGCCGGTCGCGGTCTCGTCGGTGACCTGATCCATGACCTGGCCGACCGAGACCTGCGTCTCGTCGGGCACGGTGATCGTCAGCTCCTGGCTGGCGCCGACTTCAGCCGTCTCGCAGATCACCGTCTCCTCGCCCTCGCTGATGCCAGCCAGGAGCTCGACCTTCGAGACGCCGCCCTCGTTGCACACCTTGATCTCTAACACGTGCTTCTCCTTCGTTCGTTGGGGGAATTCCCGCAGGGGAATCTACCAGTACCTAGGTGCAAGCGCGGCGCCGCGACCGTGTCCGGCCGAGCACCGCGGCGGTTGCCAAAGGAGCGAGGGATAACCCCTCCGAAATTGGCTCTTACGGGCACCGCCTGCACCCGATGCAAAAGCAACTGCGCGATCAGTGTACCTGGGTTCCGGGCAGCTCGTCGGCCTTGTCCTGATTGCAAGATTTGCACAGCGTCTGAAGGTTTTCGTCGTCGTTGCTGCCGCCCTTGGAGAGCGGCACGATGTGGTCGATGGTCAGGTTGTCTTTGCGCCCGCACCACATGCAGCGCCGGCCGTCGCGTTTGTAGATCCGCTCGCGCTTGCTTGACGAGATTGTGCCTCTTCGCTTGCGTTTAGCTCGTTCGATTTCCTTCCGTCGCTGGTGCCGAGTTGGCTTGCGAGCCACGAGCTCCCAGCCGGTCTCGCTGTAGCCGACTGCGCAGACCTCGCAGACAAACGGCGGGTTCTTGCCCAGGAAGACCGAGCCGCAGCGCGTGTGCTTCCAGGCAGCCAAGTGCTAGAGACGCGCGAACGAGATGACAACCCAGACCCAAAGCACAACGATCAGCACCTGCAAACCATGTCCGACTACCTGTGGGACGGTCACGCCGCGTAGTCCCTGATCAGCCGCTCCAGCTTGCTCGGCTCCATGTCGGCCAGTTCGGCGTAGGTGTCGCCATGACAAGGCAGCGGTGCGCAATGGCAGGCGAGGCGCTTGCCACGGATCGAGTCCAGCCATGCGCGCAGCTCGGGGCCCTCGGCCGAGCTCAGCCGCTGGAGGAACTCGATGCGATGCGCCTCGACCGCCGCGGCGCGATCGGGGACGAGCTCCAGGGTCTGAAAGAGCGTCGAGCTCTGCATCCCCGGAATGCGATAGCCGGCACGAGAAGCGTGCGTCGTGAAGCGATTGCCCCAGCGCGTCGAGCGGTCGATCACCACCACATCGGCGTCGGCAACGCTGACTTCTCCGCGGCGAACTACGGTCGTCTGGTTCACGTCCTGCTCCTGTCTGATCGTCGTCGCTCGCGTTCGAGCTCCAGGTTCCCCTGTAAAAGGCGGAGTAACGCCGAGGGCCTGCGTCGCAGCGCGACGGCGATCGCCTTCACGCCTCGAACCCTTCCCGTTGCAACTGCTCGCGCATCTTGCTGCGGTAGTAGTTCCGAACGCCCTCGCCAGTCTGCTCCCAGGTGCGAACCTGCTCGGGATGCTCGCCTTCCTTGCGGCGCTTTTCGTAGTGGAAACGTGCTTCTGACTCGACTTCGGTTCTACATCTCAAGCTGCTCAGACTCCATCGCACCATCGGCCTCGCTCGGCATTTGCAGGGTGTTGCGCCAATCCTCCAGCGGCCCCCAAGCACAGACAGGGCAGGTGTTCGAGTCGGTGACGATCACGGATTCCTGGCACTTGGGGCAGATCACAGCCACGGCCTCGGGTCGAAGTCCTCGGGCGGCAGATCTTCGCGCCCGTGCGAGGAGTGGACGTGCTGCCACATCGCGCGTGGATCGCGGCGGCGGATCTTGCAGCCGGGCTCGACGCAACAGTAGGCACCGCTCGGCGTCTGCTCGTAGACCCGTTCAATGGTCGGGATCGAATCGCAGCCAGTCTTCTTCTCCCAGGCCAGCGAGATCGCCTCGACGGAATCAGTCGCCTTCATCGCCCTGCCTTCAGGTGCTCGTTGAGCCACTCACCGAGCACGGCCTCGTTTGCCAGGGCCGCGGTCCCCGGATAGCCCTCGGCGTCGAACACCCTGATTTCAAGGCCATCGAGGTGCACGCCGGCCGCCAGGTGAACCGCAACGTCGCCCAGCTCGCGCGTCGAGAGCTCGCGCCCGGCAACGACGACGCGCCAAGGCGCGCGGCAGCGGCCATTCGTCGTCGTCGCTCCCTTTCGCCGGCTGCGGATCAGAACACCCGCCGCGCCAAATTTGTGCTCCGTCTGACTCACTGCTCCTCCTTCGCCGTTGACCGCTGAAGCGTAGCAGGTATAGAACCGCGGTACTAGGCTCGCCGCTCTCGCCGCTTCTCTCGGCGCCATCGACGCCGTTGCCGGCGGGCCCAGCGCATCCGCGCCCGCCCGACTCGCTCGTGGCAGTCGGGCTCATAGAGGCAATGAAGCGTCAGCGAGGTCGGGTAAGGATCGTCGCCGCGCTTCGGATAGCTGAGGTGCATGTGCACGGTCGTCCGACTCATCGCACTCCCTGCCGAAGTCGAAGATAGAAGAGCAAGGTCAGCCAGTGCGAGCGTGTCGCCTCCCATTCGCCAGGCCCGCCAAGACTCTCGGCAAGCTCAGGCCGCTCAACGTCAAACTTCAGGTGCTCCATGAACATTGTCCGCAGCGCGCTATCCATCAGGTCGCCCTCGCAGTCGTGCCGACCATCCGCCACTTCTTGTGGTCGCGGAGCTCGGCGGCGGTGCGCGTGATCGGCCGCACGCCGCCGAGCGTCCTGCCTTCTTCGTCGATCGTCACGCCGCGAACGTCATCGCCCATCGGCACCAGGCACCAGCGATCCTCCGGCCACCCAAACTCCGGCAAGGCGAGTTCAAAGCGATCCACTTCCCAGCGCCGCCCTGACTTCGTGCAGGCCTGGTAGACGGCGCCGACGAATGGCGGCTCAGGGCCTCGGATCGCACCGCTCACTTCGCGGCCCTCTTCGTCGGCGTCCGCTTGCCGAGCTTGCCCACGCAACGGGTCAGGCTTGTTCCGCTCTCGTTCCAAGGCGTCACCGAAGGCGCTCACGTCGCCGTCTCCAGCGCCGCCTCGCCGGCCGGCGTCAGCCACCAGCGGTTCTGAATGAAGACGCCGCCGCCATCGTTGGCGACGAGTCCGCGCTTGCGCAGGGCCCCCAGCGTGTTCGAGGCGCCCCTGGCCGCGTTGAAATTCGAGTGGCGCTTGTTGACGGCGAGCTCTGCCTTGATCAGCGCGTCTCCGAGCTTCCAGGCGTAGGTCGTTCGGTCCGGCACGCGCCAGCCTGCTGCCTCAGGATCCGGTGCGGTGTCGGAGTTCTCGGCCAGCCATCGCAGCGTGAAGATCTGTCGCTCGTTCAATGTCTTCCCCGCGCTCATAGCTGCATTTCGCTCCAGCGTGCATCGATCCAGCGGCCGTCGATCAGCTCCCAGCCCGGCGGCGGGCGATGCTCGTAGACCACCGCCGAGCAGCCCTCGACCGTGCAGCGGCGCTCGAACTGCGGCGGGTCGTCACCGGGGCCGAGCGAGGACACGTTGCGCCAGCGCCACGGTCCCCAGACGTGCGCGTGCCGGCCGTGCCGCCAGGCCCTGACGATCGGCGGCAACACGACCAGTACGGTGTTCGCGACGACGATGGCGACGATGGCCACCTCGGTGTGCGTACCGGTGGCAATCTGGCCGAGCGCCACAAAATCGATGACCCCCAAGGTCGCGAGCAAGACGGTCACGGTTCGCTCCATCCGTAGGGCTCGGCAGTCGTTCGCTCCGGATCCGCGTGCGGCACCAGCACCGGCTCGCGCTTGACTCGCAGCGCTTCACCGGCCATCTCCCTCGGCGCGGAGTGGCCTTCGCACCAGCTCTCGGCGGTGCCGGTGGTTCCACAGGCCGGACAGCGGAAGACGACCAGCACGAACATCTCGCCGACCACTTTGCCGCCGTAGGCATAGATCTGGCGCTCGCTGTCGGTATCGACCTCAACGACAACATTCAATTTTGTGCTCATAGCTTCCCCTCCATCGGCTCCGGCAGCCGGTCGTCTATTGCCTCGCGGATGACTTCCAGCACGCGGCTGCCCAACCCGTAGCTGCGCTCAGGGCGCGGAGCGGGCAGCGTGCCGCCCATCACCCTCCAGGCGATGTAGTCCTGCGCGTAGATCCGCTCCGCCGATCCGACCGGGATCGCTAAGACGAACTCGACCCCTTCGGCCGTGTACTCGCGGAGTGCTTCGACCAGCACGTCCTCGGTCATGATGTCCTCTCGATAAGTTCCTGCCTAGAGATGTTGTGCCAGCCCCATGTCTTGCCTTCGTCGCAACTCACCCGCACGCGGTAGCCCGGCCGCTCAGGAAAGGCATAGACCGAATCGACCAGCACCGCCTTGACGCGCCGGCCTTGCCGCGCGAGAACGACCTGCGCAACCGCGAAGAGAATGTTCTCGCTCATCGCTTCTCCCAGATCCCAAGGTAGTCATGGATCCCATCCCACTGCGGAATCGTCACCTCGCGCGTCTCGGTGAAGCGCTCCGCCAGCAACTCATGGAAACGCTCCTCAGCGGTGCAGCCTCCCTCGCCCTCTCCGATGTAAGCAACGCGCTCGCCTCCCCAACCCAAGGCCTCCGCTGCCCATGCTTCGCCGTAGCTCGGCCAGCACAGCAGCAACGTCCGGTCTGGGTGATCGGCCGCCGCCCAGTGGTTGCGGCACAGCACCTCGGTCCAGATTTTCTGCTCATGCTCAGCGTCAGGCTCGCTCTCGTTCCAGCGCATCGCGTCATAGGCGACGATGTCCACGCCGCGCTCTCGCAGCAAGTGCGCCCAGTAACCGCCACCAGCACCGATCTCAACCAGCGGAGCGAGTTCGGCCAAGGCGTCGAGCGCCGCATCGTTGGGAACTGCCCAGGCGAACTCGCGCACCAGCTTGCGGCGCAAGCGCCAGGCATCCAGCGTCAATTCCCCCTCGTCCAAGGCGCGCTTGAGGTACTCGTTCTCGCCTACGAAGACAGGATGCACGTCGCCCGGTGAAAGCACCTCGGCCATCAGCTCTGCCAGTCCTCGGCCGTGTCGCGGCCTTCGGCTTCGTCATCGCGCGGGTCGTCGGCCAGGTCCTTCCAAGGCCCGCCGTCCTCGCGTTCTTGCACGACGACCAGAATGTTGCCGCGCTTGCGGGCTTCCTCGGCGGCCTGAACGTGCCAGTCGAGATCCTCGCCGGGAAGTCCTCGCCAAGCAACACCGCGCCCACCGCTGAACGGCCGGACACCGATAACGCGGTACTGAGTCAACCTCTTCTCCTATCTAATCGCCCTTGTACCTAGGTACAGTATCAGCTTGCGGCCATCCGTTCGATCGCCTTTGCGAGGCTGCGCTCGTTGGCGTAGCTGGTCCGCGCCAGCAATTGGCGAGCGATGGCGGTCGCGCCGAGTCCCTCCCCCCTGAGCCGCAGCGCCTCTGCCTCGACCTCCGGCTTGAGCCGCCGACGCGGGCGCGGCGGCTTGATCTCATCGACCCGGTTCTGGCGAATGCGGCAGCCGCGGCAGAGCTCGGCATGGACCGCCTTGCGCTTGCCGCAGCGCGGACAGACCAACAGCCGGTAGAGCTCGCGCAAGCCAGGTACACCAGTGCGTCGAGGAGCACCGCGGCGCTGGCCGAAGATCCGAGCTCGGTGCAGAGCGTTTGCCACGGTCCCGCGGCTGACCTCCGCGGCGCCACCGTTGACCAGCATCGCGACTTCCTCGCGCGTCATGCCGTGCTGCTGCGCAACGGCGGCGAGCGGGTCGGCGCGGTGCACCTGGGTGCGCAGGTACTCAGCGAAGGGCCCGGCCGGCAGCATCTGACCGCGGTTGCGCGGTTTTGCGGGCGAGTGGCCTGGGCGCCAGCGCCGACGCACTCCCCAGCGGTCGAAGCGGCGCACGAGCTGCCCGCAGTTCCCACACTCGCAGGGTTCGTGAGGCATGCCCTTCGCTGGCTTGCCGCAGCGCTCGCAGCAGCCCGAATTGTCGGGGTAGACCGCGCGGTCACAAGCAGGGCACCACCGCTGCGGTCGCGTCCCAGGTGGCTCGGTCTGGGACTCACACCACGGGCAGAGCAGGTCGGTGCCGCAGGCGACGAGCTCGCGGCAGCGCCCGCAGAAACGGTCGTGAACGTCCACGTGCGGGGCGGTGAGCCAGGGGAAAACCACCCAGGCCGGAATGCCGGCGCGAGTAAGAGCGTCATCGACCGTCGCTGCCGGCACCGAGAACACCGGCCGGCCATCACCATCGAGCTCGTGCTCCCAGCAGTAGACGGTGCGGTCGCTGACGCCGAGCCGAGCGCCGAGCACACCACGGTCGTGCCCCAGGTCGCTCAGCCGTTGGAGTTCGAGCTGCGCCCAGCAGGCCAGTGGCACCGAAGGAACGCGGTGCGGGTCGGGCGCCCGACCCATCGCCTACTCCTCCATCGCGTCGGCGTGCGCCTTGCGGTGATGGATGATCACGTCTTTGCGTCGCCGGCCGGAGCAGACGATTCCGTGCGCGTCGAACACCCAGGTCTGTTCGGTGCCACCGAGCTCGTTCTTGCGGCGCACCAGTTTCGGCAGGCTGCGGCTCGGCGCCGGGTTGCTGACGGTGACTGCGGATCGTTTTTTGCTCACGGTGTCTCCTCGGTTGCCAGGGTGTCGAGCCAGTCGCCTTTGCCATCGAGCTCGAAGCCCGCATATTCGAGGCGCTGCCCGATGATCTCGGGATGCTCCTTCTCCAGGTGCGCGCGCTGAGCGACGGCGTCATCAGCGAAGAGCCGCAGCTCGCAGCCTGGGCACTTCGCTTTCGGCGCGATCTCCAGTGCGAGCCGGCGGCACTCTGCATCTTCAAAGAGCACATGGACGGTGTCCTCATCTCGCCCTGCGAGCTGCACCTCGCGCAAGAAGGCCGAGCCCATCGCTTCGGCGGCGCTGGCCGTCATCAGCGTGCCGCGCAGGTTGAGGTGCAAAGGCTTTGGGTCATCTCCGACTCTCGAAACTTTGTAGACCTGCGCAGCTTCAACGATGCTTCGGCAAAACTCAGTGTTCTTTTGGTCTGCCTCCTTATCGGCGGCTTGAAGTTCTTTGAGCTCTGACTCAGTTATCGGCTGGTCGCCGGGCGAAATATCTCGGATGCTTACTCCGTAGGGCAGGCAATCGTGTTCGTGGAGGATCTTCCAGACCCGCTCGATACGATCAGATTCAGATTGGTCAGCCACCCTCGGCCTCCTTGCGGCGCTGAGTCTCGGCTTTCTTGTGGACGTACCACCAGCCGTGGTTGCGCTCGTCATCGACTCGCCATGTCCGTGCTCCTTCGCCCATGCCGGGGAGAGTATCACGACCTAGTACCTAGGTGCTATGCTGCGCGAGCGCGCCGTCTCGCACCGCCGCACCTGGCGCCTCCCGCAGCGAGACGGCGCGCTTCAGTTATCGCCGGCCATGACCGGCGGCGAAGGCAGACCGTGTTTCTCAGCAACTGCCTTGGCTGCCTGCCCGATGCCGAGCAGGTACTCCTCCAGCTCGTTGCGAGGCATGCTCTCGACCCGATGACGATGGTCGTGCTCGATCGCGCCGCCTTCGTGGCCCCCGACATTCGTCGTTGAGAGGCCGCGGGAGAGACGCTCAAAGACGCCAACCTGTGCGTAGACCCGCGCCGCCTTCGTCGCCTCTTTGATCAGGTCGAGGTCGCCAACGTCTTTGAACGGGTCACCATCGGGGTCGGCTTCCATGCGCTTTTGCCAGCGCCTGATGATCTCCCGCGCCGGCATCAGCAGGACTTTCTGGAGCTCAGAGGCCTCTTTGGCATGGCGCTGCCCCATCTCGGTGCGACCACGCAGGTCGGCCTCGCGCTTGACGCGGTCCTTCTCGCGATCCCAGGCAGCGACGCGAGCGACCCAGGAGTTGTCCGACGACCAGCGCGAGACGATGGCGAAGCCCTTGCCGATTTCCTTGCAAACGGCGCGCAGGGACCGCGGCGGCTCCTGGTCGCGGTAGGCCGAGAAAGCAGCGAAAGCCTCTTCGGATTCCTTGGGCTGGCGCTCCCACAGATCGACCGCTTCACCGATCTCCTCGGCCGTAGGACCGCTGTGGCCGCCCTGGCGTTTTCCGTCGCTCACCTGGGGGAGTTTAGAACCTCTGCTCGTGCTCGACCAGGCCGCGCCATTCCCGCTGGAAGTTCCGCGCGTGGTCGCGCTGGGTCTCGCGCACCGTGAAGCGATGGCCGATCTCACAGACGCAGGTCAGCTTGCCGATGGCTAAAGGCTCGGTGTTCGCCACCAGCGCCTCCCCTCGCTCGACCGCCTCCTTCAGCCCCTCAGGCCAGGGTTCGCCCTTGTACTGAGTCTCGACGTGGTCTATCGGCGCCCAGCAGCCCTTGACCGCGCAGCAGTTCGACCAGCCTTCCTCGGGCTCGACCAAACCGCGCACCGCCGGTTCCTGGTTGGACGGCCGCCGAAAGGCGTCGAGGAATTCGCGGCCGACGCGCAGCGCCTCGCGCGGGTCCATCACGATGTCTCGGTGTGCCAAGCCCAGAGCTTGGCACGCAACCACACCGCGCCGGCCCAGGCGATGACGGCGAGGCCGATCACCCAGCCCGGCTGGCGATGCACGGAAGCCAGTAGAACAATCAGGCTCGCCAGCCGGGCCAAGCTCATTTAAGGTCGCCCAGTTCTCGCCACCTACGCTGCCAAAACTCTTCGGTGAGCATGCCGCGCATCAGCTTCAGCGGCTCCGGGTGCTTTTCGAGGAGCCGCCGGGTGGCTTCGAGCTCGCGCATCGCATCGGAGGCCATCAGCGCCGTCCCCCTCTCCAGCCAACTCGACATCCATGCCACCATGCGGCTCCAGCGCCAGCGGGTCGTAGCCCTCTACCCGCTTCGTAGTCGCTCCAGCGAGCGAGGTCATGGGAGAGAAGGCGCAGAAAATGTCGTCTCAGTGCGGAGTCCATCAGATCTCCTCCTCTGCTTCCTTGGCCGATGTCCTCAGCGACTCGGCAAGGAACTCGTGCCCGTGGTTTGTAGGGATGCCGGAACCGACGATGAGAGGGTTGCCCTCACCATCGCGCCATGCGACGTTGACGACGATGATCGGCTCGCCGTGCTCGAACTCAACCGCTCTCGCGAGGCCCGCTTTGGCGCCTTCGAGCGCAGAGGCCGCGATCATCTCCAGGCCCTTGTAGCCCTCCAGGGGAGCGCCGGCTTCATCGGCCATTAGCGGCTCACCTCCGCGAGCCTGGCGGAGATCCCACAGAGCGCCGCCGCGACGGCCTCTTCGCGGAGCTCGGCCGCGCGCTCCAGCATTTTTTCGCGCTTGCCCTCCGGGTAGACGGCACCGCGAGCCGGATCCTCGACGCGAGCGGACTGGCGAAGCCCTTCGGCTTCAGCCAACCGCTCCTGCGCCATACTCTCGTAGCCAGTCGCCACCTGATCCGGTGTTTGCACTGGTTGCTCCTTGACATGCCTAGGGCAGGTCGCCTGATGAGCTGTGGGCTCGCCATCCTCATCGGGAATGCTTTTAGCTCCGCATTCAGGGCAAGTTGTCAACTCCGGATAACTCATCGACTCAGGTGACCTGCTCGGCGGTAACGAAGGTCTGGGCAAGCTGGGCCTGATCGGGCCCGACCGTGCAGGGGAACGTTTCTCCGGTGCCGAGCGCTCGCGCGTAGACCGCTATCGAGTGAGGTCCGGCGGGCAGGCCGCCGAAGTCAACCGAGATCGTGACGTTGCCGTTGACAGTGCCGTTCGGTACGTACAGAACGCCGGCACCAGGCGCTGCGGGTTGACCATCGACACGGATCTGGAATTGGCAAGGAACGAACCCCGCCGATGCCGAGCCTGTCCAGGTGACTTCGAGCACCGATGACGGGTCGATCTTCGTGTACGTTTCGACCGGGTCGACCACGGCGAAGTCGCTGCCGACCATCGCCTGCGATGCCCCGCCCTCGACCCCTTGCTGAGGGTCGGGCAGTTCGAGGTCGCTCGGTTCGACCTGGTTGGTCCCGATGTCGCCGCTGTGGACTTCGCCTTCACCGATGTCAGCCGAGGCCACGGCTCCGTTGCGCACGTCCGTGCTGCGCACTTCGTTGTTGTGAATGTCCTGCGTCCTGATCGACCCGTTGCGGATCTGCTTGGAACCGACCAGCACGGTGCCTGCGTAGGCACCGCCGATGCCGCTGAGCGCAGCGACCAAAGCAAACGCAGCGAGCATCACCGCAGCGTTGATACGAGTCCTCCCTCGACGGTCCAGATTCATGCTGTTCTCCTTCGTTGAGTTGCCCTTGTACCCAGGTACAGTAACAGACGCTCAGACGGCTATGGGAACCGCTCGCCGCCCCTTGCAGAAGTTGCAGCGCACGAAGGTGTCGTCGGGCAGCCGGTAGCCGCGAGGATCTCCCAGGCACTCTGGGCAGCGCATCCACGCGACGCCTTCGGCCACCTGCTCGGCCGAGACCTGGAAGGCGGCGTCCATGACCTCGCCGCTGCCGCCGCGAACCTCTCCGACCAGGATCAACCGACGAGCCCGGCGCCAACCAGGAAGAGACCGAGCTCGACGCTGAGATAGAAGAGGCAGCAGCAGAGGATGACGAACCAGAAGGTGCTCATGCCGCCCACTCCAGCGCGCGCTCAGACAACGGCTCCGAGAGATTCCAAACTTTCTGATAGCCCCTTGTCGGCAACGGCCGGCGCAAGCGACGCACGTTTCGCAGTTCCCACATGAAGCGCCCCGCGCGGAAGTCCCCGAAGGCTGCCTCTGACTCTGAGCAGCTAGATAGCGCCGAGCCATCACATCTAAGGATCAAGGTGAGATCGACAATCGCGATAACCGCGCCGAAGGGGAGGGTGTCGGGGTCGTCGAATCCACTCTCCGCGAGTGCTGCATCAAAAGGCGCTTGAGCACATAGCTGATGTAGTTCGGTCACCTCGACCATCGTTTGAGGCCTACGCGCTGCATGAATCGCTAGCTCGCCTCGGTGTGGAGTTGCCCATCCCCGCGTCTCAAAGCGCTTGACGCCGAGCGCGATCAGGGAAGCGTAAGGCTGGTAAACCGTCAGGGCCTTCACTTGACCGCTCCGCATTTCCCGCAGATCGCCTCCGCCACCATTCGGTGGCCCCTGGCGGTGGGAACTGCCACCACCTCCGTCGCCGTGCGCGCTTTACAGAAGTCGCACCGCTTTGCCTCAGGGGTAGCGCAGTGAGGGCACGCCGGTACGTGGTGACCGTCAGGAACTCCTCGACATTTGCAGTCGGGCAGACCCGGGTTCGGTCGTCGGTTGAAATATGCGTCGGTACCGGCGAGCACCGCGGCGGTGTCTCCGCTCATTGTTCAAACCCCTCTTCCCCTATGACCGGCAAGCGCCAGCGCGGGTTACCTTTCTTGTTGCCCTTCTCGCATTTGACGACGAGGCCTTTTTTGCCAAGACGGCCCATCGCGCACAGCGCGCTGATCGGCCCAACTCGCACCTCGCGCGCGATGTCATCGGTGTTGGCCTCGCCGCCCAGAGCTTCGAGCGCTGCGAGGCACTCGTCACCCAGGTGTGTCTGCGTCTTTGTCATCGAACTTCGCCTTCCTGGCAGCTTTCGCCAGCTTCCTCGCTGCGAGGCGCTGCGCCTCTTCCTCGCGCTGACGCGATCGCTTGCGCTCCTCGCGCGTCGCACCGCCGGCCTCATGAGCAAGGAACCGCCTGACCCTGTCCGCGTCGCTCTCAAGATCCCGGCGCGGCCGTTGCCGGGCAGGGTCGCCGGAGCGGGAGGAGCTCTTCTTCCTCCCGCGTCCGGCGTTCGATCCCCGGCCCTTGGGCACTGCCCTAGAGGCCCCTGAATTTGATCACCGTGTAGGTGGTCGTTTTGCGCTCTTTTTTGGGTTTCCCCCCGGACGATGGTGCTTGCGTCTCTGCTTTCTCCTCAGCCAAGGTGGCCGTCTCCTTCGTTGTCGTGATTCGGGTTAACCCTCTCGACCTCCTCAGCGAGGATCTCTCGCTCGCGTGGGGTTAGGTCTCGAAGCCTGGTTTGACCGATGCTTTTGTCTCGGTACAGCGACCGATTTCTAGTCACTTCGGTCAGAAACTTGCCGGTGCGAGTGGCGGCCCAGCGTCGCTGCGATTCGAGGATCGCGGTGACGCGCATCGGCGCGAAGCGGGGGTCTTCAGGGCAGCGGAATACCTCTACGGCGGAGATCTCGCCGGCAGTGATCAGGCGCTTGCCTTCGGCCATGCGCAGCCGAATGTGGTTCGCCTGCTCCATCGCGTCCATCCACTGAGGTTGTTCGGCGGTCATGGCCGGCAATACGTCCCTCTGCCTTCGCGCTCGGCACCTCGAAGCAGGGCGCCGCGACGAACGAGACCCTCCAAGATCTCCTTGGCGTGACGGCCCAAGGAAGGCTCACGCACAAGTACCTCTGCCACCGTGGTCTCACCGTCGAGCGCGTCAATGGCACGGCGCTCGCTGTTCGTCTTGGCGCCATCCTCATCTTCGGGCAACTCGGAGCCCGGCATCCTGTAAATCTTGCCGCCACCGCGCTCTCGGCTGTACTCGGCGCTTACTGAGCGACGCCGAACGAGACTGGTCAGGATCGGCGGAACAGCGCTCTCAGGGACACCCAGCTTTTTCGCAACGACCCTGCGGAGATCGGTGCCCTTGATCCCGTTGTGCGCTTCGACCTCTTGCAAGATCGCAGCCTTGATACTCGATGCGCGATCAGCGTCTTGGCCTTGCTGGCGCTGGAGACGCGCGTCTTCGGTAACCGGAGTCACTTCCTTCTTCCAATCATTACCTCTGCCGATTTGATTGGCTGGACTCGCAACCCTCGACACGAACATTCTGAGCAGCTACCGCTGGTTGCATGGTGCCTTGCCTCGACGTGTCCACACGAGCACCGCTTACAGCCATGAAGGCGCTCATGGGCCTCTTCGTGGGCTTCCGTCTCGCTGAAGAAGGGGCCCATGACTTCTCCGTTGGCGAGACGCAGCTTGACCTTGGCCTTCACTGCTCCCCCGTACTCCTTTTCCCCATGCCAACCTTACGCTGCTTGAGCTTCCCGCAGCCAGGAGTTTCGCAGCGCTTACGTTGGACTACATCGAAGCCTGCTTGTAAGTCTTTCCATTCCCCGTATCTATGGATATGTAGCTTCATGGAACTCTCCTAACCGTTACCGTTGCGGCGCGGGTGTTTGTCGCGACCCTGGATCACTTCTCGAAGTGCAATCTCGAAGATCTTCGGAATTTCCTCCGGCTCTATGTCCTCGGCTTCCTGCATCCGTTTTGAGAGCGCGTCGAAGAACTTCGAGGCTGCTTCGCCGGTCTCCTTGACGGTGACCAGGGCGCGCAGATCGCCGTCCTCTGGCGGATTTCCCACGAGCATGTTGACCGGAGGGTGGTTCGCACCCCAAAGCCTCAGCGTGATCGGTGCACCGTTCGCGAGGGCCTTGCGCTCCCCATCGGTGGGTTCCCAGATCGACTCGAAGCCAGGTCGCTGATCGCCTGTCTCCTCGTCTGCGAAAAACATTCGCTCGACGCAGAGATCCCCTCGTCGTTGATCGTCCGGCAGCCCTTCCTCCTCAGGAAGCACGAGCCTGACATTCGAGTCCTTCGTCTCTACTGGTTTCACTTCTTCTCCTCTCACATCGCCCTGGTGCGCCAGTCAGGCTACCAGTTTTTTACCTAGGTACTAACCGCCATCGAGCCGGCGATCTATCTCGTCCATCGCTGCCTCAACCTCGTCAACGTCGAAGGAGACAATCGCCACGCCGCCGGCCTCGCGGATCTGGCGCAGCTCGTGCTCTTGGATCGGCGTCGTCCGGCCTCCGGGTTTCTTCGTCTCGGAGGCAATGAAAAAACCCCTGTAGCAGATCAATCGGTCAGGGACGCCTTGGCGCGTGGCCGCCGAGCCATGCGTCTTGAAACTCCAGCCGCCGCGGCGACGCACGACTTTCTGAATCCGGGTGTCGATTGCCTTCTCAGAGGCCATGTCGAACCCCAGGCATAACGGCACGGGCCCCCGCGGGATACAAGGGCGAAGCGGAGGCCCGTGCCAACACCAGCACGCGGAGAGGAGAAGTCTCTGCGTGCGCCGAGCATAGGGCGCCGTTCCTCTGAGGAGCTCGGATCGCTCCATAAAATCCCGGTATCACCGTGCGCTTACCTCCGGCACCGGCAGGCTGACGGCCTCGCCGCCGGCCGGATCGCACAGCGTCAGCTTCTCCCGCGCCCTGGTGAAGGCGACGTAGAAGAGGCGGTAACTCGGTGCCCGTGTAGATGGTCGCTCCCAGGTAGAGGACCACCCCTTGTGACTCAGATCGGGGAAGACGTAGACCGAATCTGCCTGTCCGCCCTTTACGCTGTGGATGGTTCCGGTGACGATCCTCGGACTCTCGCGCAGCGCCGCACCGCCCCTGCTCCGGTAAACCTCGATCGGGTAGCGGCTGGCTTTCTGCGCATCGGTGAGGAGGTTGTTCTCCCACCACTCGATTGTCACCTCTGGGCTCTCCGCGACCTCGAAGAGATGGTCGAAGAGCTCTTCAGAAGCGAGCTGCTCGGCCAACGTCGCAGGGTTGACCAGCCTCGGCTCCTCGCCTTCTTTTTCCGCCTCAGCCGCAGCGCGCGCCTTCGAGACGATGAAGTCCTTGGCGCCGCGGTTGAAGTTGCCTTTCGCTTTGACTTTCTCACCCCAGGCGCGGACATCAGGCCAGGTGTACCAGCGCGACTCATCGCCCCAAGTCGCAGGATCGGGCCGCAGAAGAGAGAGCAGCCGCCGAGCCCCGCGAAGCGGGTTCCACCCACCGTGGGTGACCCGGAACGGATTCCAGAAAGGCACGCCGCCGCGCTTCAAGACGGCGATGGTCGGCTCCAGCATGTAACCGCAGGAAGCCAGGATCATCACGCTGCGCCCTTGCTCAACGTCTTCGAGGACTCTGCGCACCATCCCCTCGGGTTCCCGCCAGGTCGAAGAGCAGCGATTCACCTCGCCCTGGGCATAGCCCTGCGAAGGGTCGTTGGGATCGACGAGCCGCGGTTTGTAGTCAACTGGCGGCCGGTCCTCGACCTGCTGAATCCAGTTGACCGCGTAATCGTGGACGGCCGCCGGCACCCTGTAGCTCTGCGCCAAGACGCGCTGACTGGCGAGATCGCCGGAGAGCATCTCCTGAGGGTCAGTGCCTCGCCAGGCGTACAGGCACTGATCGGGGTCTCCAACGACCACGATCTGTTCGCAGCTCTTCGACCATTTCCGCGCGAGCGCGAACTCCAGCGCCGAGAGATCCTGCGCCTCGTCGAGCATCATGATCTGCGGCATCGTCATCGGGATATCGACCTCTTCGAGGGCGCGCTCAATCAGATCTGTGAAGTCGAGCCGGTTGGCTTTCAGCTTCCAGGCATCCCAGGCCTCAGCGAAGCGCAGCACCTTCGGCGGCCAGAGCTCGCGCGGTGCTTGGCGAGCTCGCAGGGTGCCCATCGTCGCAAGCAGAAGTTCGCCCTGACTGGAGTCTCGCTGCTCCGGTGCGTAGTCGAGGTTGACCTGAGCGGAGTTGCCCATTTTCCACACCAGGCCCTCACGCTCCGCGAAGTCGTTCCAAGCAGCGAGACCGTCCGGAGTCTCGGCCAGCTCGGGCTTGTCCAGGACGCGATAGGCGTGCGCGTGCAAGGTGCCGACGCAGCGCCGCGGGATCGGCGTGTCTCGGCCGGCGATCTCCTGGGCAGCGGCACGAGTCAGCGAAGCGATCATCACGGCGTCGGGCCCGACCTTCTCAGCAGCTCGGGTCGCCTGTCCTGCAAGGTAGGTCGTCTTGCCGGTGCCCGGTGGGCCGATAACTAGATGCTCAACGCTCATACGATGTCATCCAAGAGGCTGGACTGCATCTCTAGGCCTAGTTGCCCAGAATCCTCGTGTTTCGATTTCATCCTCTGACTTTTGTTTAGAGATTTCAGAACCATCGCTACGTCCTCTCCTTCGTGTTTTGCCCAAAACGCGATACGAGCCTGGGCGATCGCGATGTACTCGACCTCCCTCTCGATGCCGATGAAGTCAAAGCCCTCCAGGGCAGCCGCACAGCCGGTCGTGCCGCTGCCGAGGAGCGGATCGAGGATCAAGCCGCCCGGCGGGGTCACGAGCCGGCAGAGCCAGCGCATGAGGTTGATCGGCTTGACGGTCGGATGAGGGTTTGCAGCCATGGGGTTCCGCTCGTTCCCGCTGCCGGTGAGCATTGAGCCGTCGTGCGTGCCCTGTAGGCCACCCCCGCGTTTCTCCTCAAACCCCTCCAGCCCCGCATTCCTCTCAGCTCGTGAAGTCTTTGCGCAGTAGAAGAAGCGGGAGGCTCCGCCTTGGTCGGAATAGGTGACGGCCTTGTCGGTCCCATTGGCGCCGTGATAGCCAAGGCTCGGGGTCGACTTGTCGTAGTCGCCCGAGCTTCGCCGGTCGCCGCTCTGCGCATCCAGCTCTGCCGCTGCCTCCTCGCTGAGGACGACGTTGGCGGGCCAGCGACCCGCGGGCGAGCCGTTCGTTCCTGGCGACGGCTCCCAACCGTCGTCGTTAATTAGGCCGAAGTCATCATCGGTGCGCTTGCGCTCGGTGGCCTCCGTCCCAATTCGGCAAGCGGCTACGTTGATCCCCCCGGTCCCGTGCTCCAACACGTTCTCTGCGACAGTGCCGATGAGGGGCTTGCGGGCTACGACGATCGGCTCGTGCGCGGGCTTGAGGGCGGTGCCCCAGCCCTCCCATTGGGCGGCCTCGGCAGTCTTTGCGGCGGTGATATCGCGGCTGCCGTCGCCGATGATTGCGACGCTCCCATTGCCGGTGCCTATGCCGGTTGTTCGCTCAGCGACCTTTTCGCGCTCGGCCTCAGCAATGATGCCGCCCCACTTACTATCCATGCTCAGCAAATCGCGAAGGGCTGGCCACCATTTCGCATCGGGCCACTGGTACTTCTGCCAGTTGGCAACTGCGCCGGTTCGTTTGCCGACCACCTTCTCCGCTACGTCGAAGGTGTTCGTGTAGCCAGCGGCGTCAATGGCAGCTCGCAGCTCAGCCGCAAACTCGGCGTGACGGCCGACACCGGGGCGCTTATCAATCGCCTTCGATACGTCGAGGGACTTGGGGAAGCCTGATCCGTAGAGCCAGAGCAGGGAGTCACGGATCTCAAAGCCAGCGTCCTCGACTCCGGCAGCGAGGCGGTGGTAGGTCCTGGTGCCGCACGAGGCGAGTAGGTGACCACCGGGCTTGAGGACCCGGAACGCTTCACAAGCCCATGCCTCACACCAGCCTTGGTAGCGACGGTTGGCGGTGGCGAGCGGCACCCGATCGCGGGCATGGCCTGCGCCGCTCTCAGGCCGGGGTTGCGAGCGTCGGCGCTTGCCGCCCTGTACCTCAACCTCCTCATCGGGGCCAATCGGCGCGAACACACCCGGCTGATCCCACTCGTGCCCCATGAAGCCGATCCCGTAGGGGGGGTCGCAAACCACAGCATCGACGCTGGCCTCCTCCATCTCGGCCATGCGCTCGATGCAGTCGCCTTGAAGAATTTCGTAGCTCATCCAAGTTCCTCTTTCATGATCCGCCAGTACGAAGCCGTAGATCGCTTCCCATCTTTGGTTTCATAATGAATCGTCTGCTGCTCGAAGCCGGCTCGGCGCAGCAGCGGCGCCAGGTCAGCCTGAGCGATGCGCTCCCTCATCGCCATCTTCACGTAGCGCGCAAGCGGGCCGGCCTTGACGTGGATGAAGCCCTCCTCGTCGAACGGCTCACCCTCGCGCGCTGCCTCCTCGCGAGACGCCCCAAGCCGGTCGTCGGTATAGCGCTTGACCCACTCGCGCGTCTTGTCCTCGACCTCCTCACGGATCTGGGCGATCCGCAGCAACGCGGTCAACGCCGAGATCCAGCGCAGATCCTCTTTGATCGGGTTCATGACGAAGCCGGTGGAAGGCCCGATTCGTTCGTCGAGCCGGCGCGTTTGGCGCAGGTTGTTGTAGGGCCCAACGTTGATCTCTTTGCCGTCAGCGAGAACAAAGACGAAGCGCGCGTCTTCGGGCTCGGTGCCGTACTGCACGAGCTCCTTGATTACCGGAGCGCCCTCTCGGCCGCCGCCGATGATCTCGTTGAAGAGCGAGATCGCCCGACCCGGATCTGGCACGCCGTTTGGCGACTCCGCCATTTCAGCCATCTCGCTGATCGCTGCGTCCTGGTGTTCGCTGCGCTCGTCGATCTTCTTGTTCTGGTGCGCCTTGGCGATAGTGCGCTCCAGGTAGTCCTGCCGCACTGCCTTCTCATCGTGCTCGCCTACGTAGCGTTTGCGGTGCTCGGTGATCAGCTCGGCAACCTCGTCATCGCTCCAGCCCGCATTGACCGCCATTGAGGAAAGAGCGAGGTCGTACTCAGACATCGACCAGCCCTTCGTCTCTCGCTCCCGGCGCGAGTGCTCCCAGGTATGGCGAAACGATTCGCTGTGCTCCTTCAGCGCTTCAAACTTCTGAAGCGGCAGCCGTCGCTCGGGGGAGATCTGCACCTTGCCAGCGGGCTCGTGCGGAGGCACCGCCGCCATCGCTCGGGTCGCGAGATCCTCGACCGGATAGCGCGGCCCATCGTCCTCCAGCACTCTGACCGGGGCCGTGGTCCCCTCCGGTCCCTTGTTGTTGAGGGTGCCGGGCAGGCGCATCAGTCGTGCCAGATCGTGAGTGCTATCCAGCCCGAAGCCCTTGTCGAGCGCGGCGTTTCGCAGGAGGCGTTGCCAGCCCTGCGCCATCCGACCTGCCTGCCCCCGCTCGTCGTCGGTGCGCAGCATCCACGGCTCCTCCAGCAGCCACCAGGCCTGCACTCCGTACCCGGAGTGGACGACCAGCGTCGGCGTCAAGATCGCGTTCGCGACTTCGAGTGCCTCATCGACGTTCTGGGCGAGCAGCTTCCCCGGCGGATCGTCGGGCCCGCCGGCAACGTCGATGTCTGCCCACACGCCTGGGACCGCGGCGGCGTGTTTGGCCTTCGGGCGCTTTGCCCGCGGAGCTCCGCTGCCGGCGAGCGCGGCGTGGACGTAGACATCTGGTTGTCCTGCGAAGCGCTCAGCCTCAGAGGCGTCGCCCAGGTAGTCGGTGCGCTTCGTTGCCTTCGTCCACAGCGCGATCCGCGCGTCGGGTGAGGGCGCGTCTCCGAAGAGGTCTCTGAGGAACCCCGCTGCTTCGCTCTTGTTGCTTTCTCCCACGGCGTCGCCGGATGGGCTTCAACGAAAGGAGAGCCCCCGGCGGGGACGCCAGGGGCTCTCCGAGATACTTCGCTGGCCCCGCCTTGTCAGCTTGCGTCCACCACCTCCGCCTGGGACTCAACTCGGACCGCTTCAAAGTGCGGGCGCAGGGCCTCGGAGTAGCTCGCCATGATCTCGGCGGTCTCGTCGTCGAGATCCTCTCCCATCCTGAAGGTCGCCGCGCTGAAGTCGGGGACGCTTTTACCGGAACGCTTCTCTAGCCCGACAACCGTGGTGATTCGCCGGTAATCCTTGGAGTAGTCGGCCAGCATCAGGAAATAAGCGCTGGCAGCTTTCAGGGAGGTCGGCGGCAAGGTCACCACCAGCGGCAGCATCCGGTCGGGAACGATCAGGAAGAGCTGCCTCGTCAGCTTGCAGGCCTGGCCGCGGCCAGAGCCGGTGTCCGAAGAACCCCACTCGCTGAAGGCGCAGGTCTCGCAGAGCAATCTGTTCGTCGCCTCGTCGAGAGTTGCCGGAATCTCGATCTCGTTGTCACCCTTGACGGCGTGCTTAGCGTCAGAGGCCGAGCAATCAGGCGGCTCGTTGTCGCCCTCGTAGGGCTCAGACCAGTAAGAGCGGCTGCTCTTGTACATCACAACGACGCCTTGGAGCTCTTTCGTTGCCTCGGAGCCAGAGAGCGTGGGGACTTCCCATTGCAACCCGCCGCCGGCAGGAATGCGCACGCGGGGGAGACTGAACTCGTTTACGTCTTGACCATCCAGCGTCTCGCGGAGCAGGTCGATTCCCTGCTGGCCGCGTTTGACGATGGAGTAGTCCTTGGTGGGGACAAGGGCGGTTCCGGTCATTGCTTTGAACTTCCTTCCTGTTAGTCAGAGACTGGCGCCAGTTGCTCCGGCGCCTCTTGCTCTTTGGCTTTCTTCGCTTTCACGACGATCTTGTATTTGGGCTCGAAGAGGAGCACTCCCTCCAGCTCGGGAGGTAGGTCGCGGTCCCAGTGCTCTTCTTTCGCGAGCGATGAAACGCTCTTGGAGTTGTAACCCTCGGTTACGTACTCGCCGTAGCCCGCCGCCTTCAATGCTCCGCAGATCACAGCCTTGCGCGTGGCCTTGCCCTCGTCGCCATCTCCCTCAGGCAAGACGATTTTCACGAAGCCCTCCCTGCGCATGGAAAGCACCGCGTTCGTGAGCGGCACGCCTTTGACCGACTCCGCCGCCCATTGCTCCAGAACCTCGTCTTCGAGTTTCTCCAGCTCGCCGTTGATCTCCTTCGCCCGTTCAGCGATCTGGCGCTTCTCGAACGTCAACGCAGCGATCTTCCGCTCCTTCTCGAACCGATCTGCCACTGCTTCTCCTCTCCGGGTGGACGCTGGCGAGGGGCCGAGCAAGCAGCCACCTTGTCCCCAAGTTGACCTCGCTGCGCGCCCTCGGCCTCTTCCGGCGAAGGAGTCCGACCTTCGGGGTCGGCCCCTCGCCAGCGTCCTGGCCTAGTGCTTGTGGGCACCCTACACCAGGACGCCCTAGATTTGTACCTAGGTTTAGGACTCTTCCGCTTCGTCTCCCGTCTCCTCGTTTTCCTGCGCGCCCTCGACCGCTTCTTCGGCCTTCTGGCGCTGCTCGTCTTCTTCGACCTGTTTCTGCTCGGCCGCCTGCACCGCGGCGCCGACCTGGCTTTCAGCGAGTTTCGCCGCGCACTCGGGTTTGCTCGCGTGGACGAGCTGCTGCTCGCCGCCGGGCGAAGAGCCAGTCACCGAGAACTCAATCCAGCCGTCCGGCAACGGCGCCATAGCCGTGTGCTGCACGCTTGGCGTGTCCGGAGTTCCCTCCAGATCAACGGTGTCCTCGCAGTCAGGCGCGTCGCAGGTGTAGCGGGTAACCAGCTTTCTCATCGGCCTCTCCTTCGTGGTCTCAAATCAGTCCCCAGACACCCAGGATGACCCAAAGCACAACGCGCAGGGCGCCGACGATGATGGCGATGATCAAGAGCAAGGAGACGAATGCTTTCAGCCCTGCCCATAGTTTTAGCCCCGTCAGCCGGCGGCGGAGCTTCGGACTGACCGGGTCGGGCTGGCCGGTGACGACTTCGAGCACATCGCGCAGAGATTCCTCCAGCTTCGCCAGTACCTCTGGCTCGACCTTCGCCTGGTCGGCAACGTCGAGCGTGACGACCCAGGAGATCGCGCCGGTCTCCTTCTCCTCGTGGACAACAATGCCGCTCATAGAACGGCGCGCTCGACTTCCCTGACGCCGTTCGGAGCGTCCTGCGGCCCAAGGATCTCGACCTTCTTCACCTCACCGAAGCCATAGGCAACCGGCGGGCCGCTGCCGATGTCTAGGGCGATGGTCGGCTCTCCCCGCTCGTTGATCATGACTCCGACGAACTTACCCGCCGTTGCCGTCTGCTTGCTGTGAACGTCGATGCGGGTACCGGGCTTCAGGAAAATCATCTTCTCGATCATGCTGCGATCTCCTCTCCTTCTTCGGCGGGTGTGACTTCGAGCCGGCCGTGTTCCTTGGCCGCCGCGATGCACGCCTCGACGATGTCTTTGCGCTCTCTCAGCGCCCGAATGATGATCTCGTCCACGGTGCCCTCGGCCACCAGGAAGCCGAACCGCACGAGCTTCGTCTGACCTGGGCGGTCCTGGCGCTTTCGCACCTGAGCGTAGAGACCGAGATCAAGGATCAAGCTGTAGAAAAAGCCATAGCAAGAGCGAGTCAGGTCGATGCCTTCCGCGCCGGCCTGGATCTGCACGCCGAGCAGATCGCAGTCGGGATTCATCGTGCCATCGGAGCTCGGGTCGTCGGGATCCTCAACCAGACCGTCCTCGCGGTGCCCGGAGATCTCCGCATAGCGCCGGCCGGTTTCGGCGGCGACTTCCTCGATTCGCCGCAGATCCTCGGTGAAGCGCGCGTAGACCACAGCGGGCTCACCAGGCGGGAGATCTTCGAGCTCGTCGCGCAGGAGCTTCTTCTTCTCCTCTCCGACCGAGACCACCTCGCGCTCCTCGTCCTCCCCGACGAAGAGATGGCCGGAGGTGACCTGCTGGAGGCGGAGCAGTCGCGCCAGCGTGTTCGCCGCGGTGACCGGCTCGCCGTCCTCTTCGCCTCCGCCGACCCAGGTGATGAAGTCATCGGCAAGGTTCTGGTAGGCCTTGGCCGCCTCGGCGTCGAGCTCGCAGGTCACAGCCGGCATGTCGATCGCGCCGGGAAGGTCGAGCACGTCCTCGTCGCAGATGTAGGCGAGGCGCTGCCAAGCGGCATTGAATTCGTCCTCGGCCGCTTTGCTCAGGAAGCCCTCGACCTCCTTGCCTTCAAAGCCGCCCATCTCGAAGAAGCGGCGCTGGAAGTGCGAAAAGTTCGTGCCGAAAATGCCGGGGTCGATGGTGCGGAACTGGCCGTAAACGTCCGGCTCGGAGTGCGGCATAACCGTGCCCGTCTTGCCCAGTACCTTGCCGGCCGGCCTGACTCGCTTGCGCAACTCAGAAGCCGACTTCGACCACTTGCCGCCAGCTTTCTTGATCTTGTGCATCTCGTCGAGGCCGAGCACATCGGGCTCCAACGACATGAGAAATTCGCGCATCGCGCCTTGCCAGAACGCTTCGTAGTTGACGACCAGCGCGACCGGCCTGTCTTCTTCGTAGCCCAGCTTCAGGTTCTCTTTCATCCGCTCGACGCGCTCGGCCAGCGAGACGCCCTTGCGCCAGCCATCGCCGCGCTTCTTGCGAAAGCGCCCGTTGTCCACGATCCAGTCGCGCTCGCCCCATTTCGCGAACTCGCGCGGCCATACCTTGCGCACCTTCGACGGGCAGAGCTCGATGACGAGCTCGACATTCCAGGCTTCGTAGAGCTTGACCGAGACCAGGGACTTGCCGGTATTGCCAACGACGATCCCGTTTGCGATATAGGCGTGCGCGTCATCGTCAACACTGAGGTCGTAAACATACGCTTCGCCAGCAGGATCAACGCTCACAACCTCATCGAGAAGCGGAATAAATAGACCCTGCCCCTCGTCGAGGCGAAGAACGTCTACGTGCTCCTGCATGTGTTCAGAATGCGAAGTCTTTACATCGAGATTCGTGGGTGTGTTGTCGTGCTTGATTTCGTTGCGATGATGAACGGTCTCACCTGGGTTCAGGGGACGGCCAAGCTTTTCCTCAGCGACGAGAATGTGCTCATAGACGCCCCCTGTCCCTTCGCGTGGGTGGCCAGTCCCCCGAAGACGGATGTACCCATCCTTATCCAGGTAGCGACCGTTAGTAAGCACCTGGTCACCAGGGGCCAAGTTCTCCGCATGCACCTTCCCGTTCGGTGTAACGATCTCATGGTCGCGAGTACAAGTCAGGCCCTTTCCTGACTTCAAGGTCAACTTGACAACTGGCTTCACACCGTTATCGAGCGCGGCGGTCAGTTTGACCAGCCCTAGTGTCCCGTCCGCTTTGAAACCTCGGACATAGGTAGGAATCGACCGATCCCAGCCCCGAAATCCATTTCCTGAGTTAACTGCTCCGCCATTGAACTTCGCGACAACCTCATCCAGACGACGCCGACGCGAATTTCCGCCTCGGTTAACGGTGATCTCTGAGTCGCCTGTTAGGCAGCCCATGCCCATCACCAGCGCATAGCCTTCCTGCGGGAGCGCCGACCAGTAAGCCTGACGCTGCCACAGCCACCCTCCGCCCTCCGGGTTGAGCTCCGAAGGCGGAACGCCGGGAATCGGCGGGAGCTCCTCAGCGAAGCGCAGGGCCCGCGCCTCGTCGGCTTCAGCCGCGCGGGAGAAGAGCTCCAGCGAGTCGAGGTCGCAGCGCACGTCACCGAGATGCGAGCGCACAGCGAGCGCTGACTCCTGGGTCGCCGGCACGTGCCAGCGCCTGCGCTTTTTGTCCCAGCGCCGGCCGCCCAGCTTCTTGACCTCATCCTTCAGATCGAACGGCGTCGCCAGCACCAGCCGCGAGCCCTCGCGCGTAACCGTCGAGACGCTCATGGACGGCGTCGCCAGTGCAGCAGGAAGGTCAAGCAAGGACGCCTGAAGGAGTGGAAGAGCCGAAGATTCCAGCCGTCGCGCCCGTTCAGCCCGGCCCATGATCGCCAGAGGTAGATGCGCTTACCTAGGCCATTCGAGCCAGGTGCCGTCCCGAAGGTAAATCCGAAGCGAACCCATCGCGACCGGCGTGCCGATGACTCAGCGCTCGACACATAGAAATCGAGGTAGGGACCGCGGCGATCCCACTCTGCCTTGGAGCTGATCACGGCTCGACCCAGGCCTTGCGCTCAGCCCATGCGACGTAGCGGTAGCGGCCTTTGATCAGCTTGTGGAAAGCGCCGCCCGGCGAACTCGCGATGCGCAGCGCCTCGTAGGTCGCCCAAGGCACCTGCTCGTAGCCGTAGATCCGGCCTTCCTGAAATTCAACCCAGAGCCAACCGAGCTTCAAGTAGACACTCGCGCCAAGGTGAGACTCCAGCTTCTCGGTTTCGCACCAGGCGATCCGTCTCAGGTAGCTGGATTTCACCTCCTCCCAGGGCAGCTCGGAGAGCTTCTCCTCGGTCGTTTCGATGTCTTCGACCGCAGCTTCGTCGAGGTCCAGCGCGACGGCGAGCGTCGGCTTTTTGCGCTCGCCCGGAGACGCCGGTTTCTTGCTGCCGGCGCTCACTCTGGATCCCTAAGCGCAGCCTCGACAGCAGCGCGTATCTCAACCTGCGGACCTTTCGCCTCTGCGCCGATATAGGTATTGACGTTGTGTAGGCCCTGCTTGTAACGAGCAGTCTCAGCGCGCGATTTCTCCAACAATGCTTCCAGTCTCTCGGTGCGCTCTGCTTCCTTGTCGAGTCGGCGCTTTTCAACAAGCGTGACCTCGTCGGCCGTCTCGCAGAACATCGAGTTGCCGTGTTTGTCGGTGAAGCGTTCGTCGCAAGTCGTTGCCCCGACCAGCAGTTTGCCGTGAATAGCGCAGACCCGACCCTTGAACTCGTTGCGCGGCATCAGCGATCTTCCTTCGTCATGGTGACCTCGCGGCCGGTTTCCTCGTCTGTCCACTCCCAAGCCTCAGACCGCTTGCCGTCGCCGTGGCAGGTTTTGCAGGCGGCGCCTGTGCGCGCACCTGTAAACGGGCGTCTACCCGTTCCGCCACACCGCTCGCAGTCCTCTGCCCAGTCGTCGAGGATCGTGCGCTCGCCGCAGCCGGTCAGGTCGTCCATGCGGATCGCCGCCTCGGCCAGCGTCAGGCCTACGTACTCATACCCAGTGCTGCCTGTCTCGACTCGATACCGCGCCACTCCGCGCCTCCTTCGCCGTTTACAGCGCGGAGACTATCAGATCTCTGTACCTAGGTACTAGGCCGTCGCCCAAGAAGGCCGTCCGGCTAGCGCCCCAACCCTGTTCTCCTCGTCGGGGATCATCTTGCGGAGCTGCACCCAGCCGCGGAAGTTGCCGCAGAACTCAAGCTGGTCGGCCATGCGCAGCGCCGCATGGCCGCTGATGGCGCCGGCGCTGATGCCTGCTTCGAGCAGATCTTTCAGCTTGCCCACCGCGGCCGTCTCGTCATCGCTGAACGGCCGGGCAGCGTGTTCAAACGGCGACATGTGGCCGGCGGAAAGCAGCCCCTCTGCTCGGCTCAACGACTTCTCGATGGGCTCCGTCTCGCCGTGCTTGTCGAAGGAGACGCGAGCGCAGCGACCGGCGCAGAGGTAGGGGAGCGCGAAAGGCTCGGAAGGTCTCTCCGCGTCGATCTGCAAGCGGTCCTCGCCAGTGACCAGCGGAAGGTGCCACTCGCCCTCGCTGAGCAGCGTCGGTGAGGAGGCTCGCATCGCTTCGCGCATCGCGATCGCGGTGCGCTGGATTTCGGGCTCGGCACCGAAGGAGGTATCGACCTCGTTGCCGAGCGGGCTGCGCAGCGCGAAGAAGTTCTCCCACTCGGTCGAGGAGACAATCACGGTGTGCCACATGTAGGGCTCCAAGATCCGATTGACCGTGGACTTCGAGACGTTGAGCCAGTCGGTCGGCACGTCGCCATCGCGAACGGCCTCGCCCACCATCTCAAGTACGCCGCGAAGGCTGTTTTGAGCGACGACGGTCGGGGATGTAATCAGTTCCAGCGCTCCCTTTACTGCATCGTCCCGTGCGATCAGCCAAACCTCTTCGGCGTCGATGGCCGATGAACCCTCCAGCGGCTCGTCCTGGCCCATGCCCTTGGCGCGGGTGTAGAAGTTCGCCGGAGTGAAAGCGGCGTCGAGGATGCGCGCGAGCTGAATCTCCGGCGGGATCGCCCGGCTGCTCGCGCTGTTGCGGCTGAAAAGCCGGTGCGTGTTGAACTCCGAGAGCAAGTAGCGCGGGAAAGTCACCTCGACGGTAATCAAGCGGATCCCATCCGGGGTCACCGAATCGGCCAAGACAGTTGCTTTGTGCATTTAGGACTCCTCTGGTTGTCGAACCTCGGCACCAGGCTGAATCAGGTCTGGTACCCTGCCGGTCTTCACTGCCTCGCGGTAGCCATCTGCCACTCCCGCAACGTAGGCCTCCCGTAGCTGCTCGGCCAACGTCGCAGCCAAATCTCCCGTCTGCGTTTTCACCATCTCCTCGACCCGCTTGTAGATGATCCGGCGCGGCTCCGCGAGGGAGAACTGCATCAGTTGCGCGTAGATCGTCGGCCCTGGCGCATCGCCTTGCTCCGTGCCCTCTGGCATAGCTATCTCCTCTCGTTGTCAGACCGCTGCTTCGGCACCGGGCTCAAGCTCGCCGGGTACCACGCTCACCCGAACCGGAGGGGTCTGCGAGCTCAGCACGTCGAGCTCGACCACACCGCCTTCGTTTAGGATCTTCAGGTCGTCCTCGTCGGGCTGCCAGTGGCTGGTGATACACGGCCGCCCTCCGTCCGCATGCATCCTGGCGCTGAGATCGCCCACTCCGGGCAGCACGGTGACGCCGCCCTCCTCGCGTTCGCCCTTGATAACCGCCGTGTGGTCAGAGCGGTTTATGTGTTTCACGTCTTCTCCTCAAAGGTCAGCGCGCGGACCTCCCAGCGGTTCTCAGCATCGTCGGGCAAGCTCTCATGGTGACCGAGAAGCGCTCCTACGTGATCCTCGCAAGCGTGAGTAACCGCCGTCTCTGTTCTGTCCGCTAGGTCGGTGACCTCAAAATCTGCTCCGTCAATGCAGCCATATTTGGTCACCGGGTCTATGTAGCAGCACTCCAGCATCATCTCCTACCTCCTCATCCTTCCCCGGCCGCCGGGGCGCTCAGGTTGGATCGTGATTTTTTTATCGGTCAAGCGTTCGTAGATCGCCAGCGCCCGCCGCCCGGCCTCCGGGTCGAGCAGCCATTTCATCTCGACCTCGTCGAGTTTGATCTCCTCCTTGCGGATGCCGCCGGGGACGACGAGCGCAGGGCCTACCACGGGCGCGTTGTTCAGCCCGAACCCCATGCCGGCGAGCGGGTTTTTCTCGGCCCCTTCGCGGATCCGGCTGCGCTCGATCGTCGCCGTCGCGATCAGCGCTTTCGGCGGGAGCTGTTCGGTCAGCATCAGGTAAGCGCAGTACCCGGCAGCATGGGCCAGCGCCAGCTCGCGCGCGAAGGCCACCCGCACGCCGCGAGTGAGGCCCGGCCGGGCGCGCAGCCCGTGGTCCTCGATTTCCACACGGAAGGCATTCGAGGTGCCGTGCCGGACCGTGACTAGGTCAGACACGCTCGACCATCCAGCCCTCGGAGTCTTCAACGGAGTTGCGCTTCAGTTTCTGGTACTCCGCCTGCGTCACCGACCCAACCTCGGTCGGCCACATACCGGCGCAGTACTCATTTCCCTTGAGCGGCTTCCAAGTCCTCGGCACCTTGTCGGTGTCAATGAGCAGTTTCACTCGCTTCTCAGCCACGGCGAGCCTCGACTCCGTCATCGGTGTACTTCAGCAGCGCACCTTCGCGTTCCTCGTCGGAGGGGCAGCGATGGGAGAAGCCGAAGCGCTCCTCGTAGCCTTCAAAGTATTCCCTCGCGTTCACTGTGTGGCCCTCTCCAGCCCTGAAGACAACGCCCGTTTTATCGAACTTACGATGGCCTTGACCTGGCTCTCCTCCTGGCTGAAAGCCTGCTTGACCGAATACAGTCGCTCGCACGAGCGTTTGCCGCTTTCGACCCAGAGGAACCAGCCCTGAACAAGATCGTCCTCCGTCTCGCAGGCGCTGACGAACGGCTCGACACCGCCCCAGAGAACACCGCGCAGCTCCTGGTCGATCGCGTCGAGCAGAGCGAGCAGGGCATCCTCCGCCGGGTTGCCGGAGACGAGCCCCATCACTCGCCGCCCTTCGCCGCGAAGCCCTCGATCGCATCGGCAGCCTCGCGCAGCGATTGGGCGGTGACCACGCCGCCGGTCGAGAGCTCGGCTTCGCCGGCCGCAGCGGAGGTGCGCGTGACCTTCAGCGTGATCAGGTCGGCGCCGCCGCCTGCGCGTATTTTGATTGTCCGCTCCGGCTCGGCCTGAACGTCTGCGACCTCGACTTGCGGCATCAGGCCCTCGCTTCTCTAGCAAGACGATGCTGACGCACTTTCTCGCGAAACTGACGCTCACCGCCGGTTGGATGCCGCCGGTCCTTCGCTTGGCGTTGACGAAGCCAGAGACCAATCAACGCTGCGCTTGGGTCTCTCTCTCCGTACTCCGGGCAGTCCTGCCCTTCACCAGGACCAAGGTCACGTATGGACCAATGGCAGTAGTCCCCCGCCGTGGCAACAGGGTCTGCCCACCACCAGAAGGTGCCGGCGCATTGCATGCCCACCGCCAGGAAGAATGTGCCGCTCTCGTCTGAAATCACAATCGTCGGCTGGCAGGTTCCATAAGCGCTCTTTTGAAAGACAGGTTCTAGGTCGATAATCTTCCAGCCCTCGTTGGGAAAAATCTCGCCCAGCCTGCATCTGATCGACCCTCGCGGATTCGATAGTCGCATCACCAGCAAGTCGTAAGCCTGCTTCAGACCTGCCCGGTAACGGTTCAGTTTCTGCTCGACCGCCTGTTGAACCTCGCGCTCACGCGCGTGCTGTGCCTCTTCAACAGTTTCCAAGGCACCCATCAGCTCTCCTCCGCGACCGGCGGGCGGGTCGGGTCGGCGGGGTGCCAGCCGACCGGGCGGAAGAGGCGGCGCAGGTTCTCGTCGGTGGTGTGGCCGAGCTCGCCCGCGCTGACCCTGGCCTGGCCGCGGCGGCGCCATTCGATCACCCAGCCACCATCGCAGTGCGGCGCAACCACGCGCACCTCGTTAGCGGCGTCCTCGCCGCCGGCCGGCAGCGTCGTGCGCCAGCGAGACGGCACGACGACCGTGCCGTCATAGCGCGCGCTGACGCGGATCGGCGGTGCGGTGAACTTCGCGGTCACTCCTCGAACGTCCTTCCTGCCAGCACCGCCTGCTCCAGCTCGGTGAGATCCCACACCGCGTGCACGGCGTAGAGGTCGCCGCCGATGTGCTTCAGCAACGCCGGGTCGCCGGGCGGCGGGCCTGGTGCAACGCGCCACTCCGCCTCCCAGAGAATGTGGAAGCCCCGCAGCGCGAGCTGATGGCCGCGCTTGCCGGCTCGCGGGCGAAGCGGCGGCGGGATATTCGGTACCAGCGCGTTCAGCGGGTAGTTGCCGCTCCAGCTACTCCGGCCCTGTTCGGTGCCATCGAGCTTCTTCAGCGTCCTGGCGGGGAAGCGAAACACGTCGCACTGGTTGAGCGGGCTGTGGTGGCGCTTGCCGGCGATGACGATGGAGCCGTCATCGCGCACACCGTTGGTCCAGGCGAAGGGCTGATCAGCCCGGCAGACCGCGAGGCGCGGCACCGTGAGGCGGCTGCGGTTCATCCTCGCTTCGGTGACGCCGCCGAGCTTGATCGCCGCACTGAGACGGATCAGCGGCGTGCCGTCTGCGAGGGCCTTGTAGCCGCGGGCGATGGCCTCATCCTCGGCGTCGTGTTTGCGGCGCACCTCGCGCCGGTATTCCTCGAAGCGCTGGCGTGCCTCCTTCGGTGACATCTCGATCGTCGGCAGCTCCATGCTGGATCTCCTTCCTAGGGACTCGACGCCTCGGCCAAGTCGGCCAGGGCGAGCAACTCGAAAGCGTGTTTGCGCAACTCGTCGGCTTTCTCGACGCGGGCGAACTCGACTTTGGCCTGCTCATCGAGCCCGGCGGCAGCGTCTTCGTCCAGCGCCGCGCCGATCTCGGCCGCGTCGTGACAGACGTGATCGCAGATCTCCCCCGGCGCGCTCTCGCCGCGCTCCATCGGGGACTGCCCGCACCGTGAGCACTCGGGCATCACGCGCCCTCCATCGCCAGCAGCTCGCGACCGGCTGGGCTCATCCGCAGGCGGCCATCCACATGCGGGTCGTAGAGCAGGCTGTGCGCGCAGAGGATGCTGAGCGTGCGTTTCTTCAGTTTCTCGCCGCGCTTCCAGCGCCGCAGCAGCTCGGCGCGGCGATCCTCCGGCTCGGGCTCGAAGCCGTCGAGTGCGATCTGATCGCTCACTCCGTGGCTCCCTTCAGGTATTCACGGCCTTCGAGGGTGAGGCTCCAGCGCTCGCGAGGGGAAAGCCACGAGCTGCGTTTGACCAGGCCGCGGCGCTCCAAGGCCTGCATGGCCGAGCGCACCGCTGCATCCGCCCGGCCCGCTGCCGAATGCTCAGGGTGTCTGGAAGCGATCTCGCTCGGACCCAGAGGATCGTTGGACGCCGCCAAGATGTCCATGTACTCCCGCCAGCGCGGCTTCACGGTAGTCATCGCCGAGCCTCCTGCGCGTTCTGCAAGCCCTGAATACCGAGCCGCTTTGCCAGTGCGTCTGCTCCTGCGATGAAAGCGTCGCGGTCATCGGCGGAGACGGGCTGGCCGCGCATCGTTTTCGGCGCCTCGTGCAGTTCAAGCATGATCGCCGTCACCGTTGGGCCCCATGCCTCGAAGAGCACACCCTCGAAGTGGCCGGGTTTACTGCTCGACCCGTTGTAGATGTCCTCGGTGATCTGCTCGTAGATGAAGCGGATCCTGTCGGCGGTGGGCAACCGCTCGAAGTTGTGATTCAGCCGCGCGTAATCCTCGGCGTCGCGAAGGTGGCGCACCGCTGCGTCGAGCTTGGGGAGCAACCAGTTCGTTCGATCAGGTGACTTGCCGGGGTCGAGCCGGTCGGCCTCAATCCGCGCCACCTTGAGCTCGGCTTCGGCTTTGGCGGCCTTGTCGAGTGCCTCCTCGTAGGTCTCGCAGATCACCTCGCCACCGCCTTGAAGCCCATCGCCGCGAGCGACTCGGCACTGGCTTCCCAACCGCGCGCGCCGTTGGAGAGATAGATCGTGCCGTCAGCGAAGACGGCCTCAAGCTGGAGCTGTTCGCCGCCGCCCGGCGAAGTGAAGTACTCGCCCGCCCGGAGCTCTTGCAGCCGCACCGGCTTCTTGCTCGCGACGGTCATCGGATCTCCGCGTGTTCAAGGCGATATTTATTCGCCTCGTAGTCCCAGCGATAAATGAGAGGGCCTCTATCGAAACGACGAATGCCAGCAAGAACGAGCGCCTTGCGAACGTGGCTTCCAGGGCTTGCCCCTTCGTAATAGCCAAGAGCTTTAGACCAACCATGCAGACCCCAGAACTTCGACTTCGGCTCATCTCGGTCGAGCTCTAGAACCCGTTGAACAAGACGTTCGCTAGGCCCATCGTCGTGCATCGAGCAACGGCTAATCCACCGCAGCACGCCCAACGCACGAGTCGGCATTGCGTCGAACTCGATGACCTCACCTACCGTGGTCATACGTACTCCGAGATGTCATGGCCTTTGAGACAGACGAACGGGCTGCTGACGCCAGGTTTGCCAGGCACCTGCTCTACACCGACGAGAGCAACTCCGCTCGAAACGCCCTCTTCGGCAAGCCAAATCGGTGTGTTCACGTACATGATGTACTCGCCGCCCTTATATCCTTCCAGCGTCTTGCCGATGGTCTCATCGGCAGCAGCGCGCAACGAGCCGACTGTCTCATGTGCGACGTATCCGCGCTCAACCATATGCGCAGGAAGATTGCCGTCATAGCCCTCGCCGCTCTCCAGCGCCAAGTCCGCGTAGGCACCGCGATAGCTGATGAAGCGACCAGGACGCTCACCGTTCGCAAAGCGCACCCCCATCTCCTGCGGCTGCTCATCGAGCGCTGCTATCAACTCGCCCAGAGTCATAGAGTCCGCACCAGTCTGCGCTCCGGGTCGCGAAGGCCGTTCTCGTCACGAGCCCAGCCCTCGTCATCGACCTCACCGACCAACAAACCCCTCGGTGCGTTGTAGCGCGCTACGACCTCGCTGTAAACCTCAGGCCAGGCCGCTCGCAACTTCGCCATGTTCTCAGTGTCAGCGTTCTTCATCGCCGCCATGATCAGCGCGTAGAAGTCTTCGACGTAGTCGCCCTCACGGTCGAGCTTGGCCGCGAGGTCGTAATCACGGAGACTCACGACCGTCGCCCCTCCCACCAGCGTCGCAGGTGCTCGAGCAGGCCCATCGGATCATCGCTGACGACAGCGTTGATCACCCGGCGGTCATTGTCGTAGGTGGTGCGCTGAACGTGGTCACCAGCTCGAAGAGACCACCCGGGGGACGCAACGCCGTCACGCTCAACAATCAAGGTCACTGGGCTTATTAGGCGGCCTTTCACGCGACGCCCGCCTTCTCCAGGTTGAGCAGGTAGCGGATCGCGGCCTCGCGAGTTGCGTCGTCGCCAGGCAGCTTGCCCCACTTCTTGAGGAACTCGCGTGCCGACTTCGAGAGGCCGACTTTGAAAACGATGCAGCCGTGTTTCGGGCCGTAGCCATAGCGCGCATCGGTGCGCTGGCCGGCGAAGCTGGCGTAGTCCTTCGTTGCGAAGTATTCGACCTTCAGCTTCGGGCAGCCGGCGGCGAGGTCATCGACCGCGTCGCGAACCACACCGGCATTCAGTCGGTCGATCTGCCCGACAACTTCGATCAAACTCAGCGCGTCTTCGCGTGTATCGGCGTCGGTGCCAGCGGCGAGGTGTTCGCGACGAGCGACCGTCTCTGCGATCTCGTCTGCGATCCGTTTGCGCTCGCGCTCGTGGCGCTCGTCCTCCTCGCGCAGCTCGACGCGCAGATCCTCGACCTGCGCGGTCAGCCCTGTCAGCGTCTCCGTCTCAGCGGGCACGGCGGCTGGCCTCCTCTCTGCGAACGCGCAGGTTGGTCTCGGCGGCCGGCGGAGTCCGGCGCTCGGGTGCGCGCATGGCGGCGGCGATCTTGCTCAGCACCTTCACGACGCCAACTCCCGCGCGAAGGCAAGCATCTTCGGGTCGAGGTGGAAGTGGATAGCCGGGCAGAAGATGACCTCTTTGCCGACGATCTCCCACGTCGCCCGGCGCACCTCACCCTGACCCGCGCGGTTCTTGGCCTCCTCGTTCATCGCGAGGCCCTCGTAGGTCATGAACAGGTCGATCCAGACCCGCTCGTGCGGCTGGAGGTTGGGCAGCGAGCGCACGACTTCGAGCGCGTCCTCCAGTGTCGCCTGCGGAGCCGACTGCGCATCGGAGTCGGTCCTCACCCTGAACTCGACGCCGCAACCTCGTTGCAGCAGGATCGGTGCTTCATTTGCCATCGTTTCTCCTTCGCCTCTTGCCCTTGCGCGCCGGAGCGTAGCAGATCCGTGTACCCAGGTACAATTAGGCTTCTTCAGCGGCCTGCTTGCGGATCTGGCGGAGATCGTCGATGTCAGCTTCAGCGGTGTCCGGCGCCTCGCGGGAGAGCTTTTGACCTGAGCGCTCCTGTTCGGCCAGCAGCGGCAAGATCGGCTCCTGCCACTCGACGCCGAGCAAGGCGGCGCAGCGCTCGAAGACGCCTCGCGCCGCAGCGTCGCCCAGGACCAGCTCGACCGCTACTTCCAGTTCTGCCAGCGACCAGGAATCGGCCAGGTAGCACCACTCATTCTCGACCGGGGCGCCAGCGGCGAAGCACTGGCCGGCGGCATTCTGGATGAAGCGAACCGCGATGCCGTGAACGGTGCTCTCGGCCAGCAGCTTCTCGGTCGAACTCAACGACGCAGCCCGCTCGCGAGAAGGGCAGGACCAGCGACGGAGGCGATCACGTCACTGTGCTCGCGAGCGGTGCTGCGCCGAGCCTTGCGTTGGCAAGTTCTCAGAAGGCCGCCGCCAGATCGCGCAGAGCGCGCAGAGCCCGACGAAGATCAGCCCGGCGAGGCATCCGGCGACGAGTGCGAGCTCGGGATGGTGCACAACGTCAGGCATCGCCATTCCTATCGAGCGCCGAGCCGGAGCTCGGTTTTCCGCCGCTGCGGATAACCCGACTGACGTAGCTCTGCTTGATCTCCGCTTCGTCTGCGATCTCCGTCGCGGCGGCGTATTTTGCCGCTTTGACTATCGCCTCGTTGCGTTTCTTGCGGAGCTCCTCGCCTTTGGAGTCGTTGGCCTTGACCGCTTTGGAGGTCCGCTTGACCTCGGCCAGCGCTTTGCGCTTGGCCTTCGGATCGACAGTCTCGGTTTTCCCGTTTCCCCTTGGCACGTCTAGAACCCAAGTTTACAGAACCCGTGCCCAGCCACCGGGCATGAGCTCTCGTGGATCGTCGTCGGCATTCAGGGTGAAGAGCTCGCCGGCATCCTCCCCAGCACCGAGATCCTCGGCCGACCCGCCTTCCACAGCGGTCTGCTGGAGCTCCGCTTCGATCTCTACGCGCGCCTCGGCTTCGGCCTGTTTCTGCTCAAAGACCATCGCCGGGCCGTCTTCAGCGTTGCCTTCCTCTTCGACCTCCAGCCCCATCTGCTGGCCGGGGCGCTGATGCGTGCCCTCCGGGGCCGCGGTCCCAGTCGCGCGCTTCCAGCAGTCGGGCCCGATGTTGCGCGCGATCGACTCCGGATCGGTCAGCTCGCGCCCGCACATCAGGCAGTCCTTGCCTTCGAGGATCTCCGCCAGGTGGTCGGAGGGCGCCTCGCGGCCGAGCGCAACGTCCAGCACCCGCATCGCCGCCCACAGCCGAGCGCGGTCAAACTCCTCATCCCAGGGCGGCATGATCTTGCCGGCCCAACGGCCTTCGAGATGAAGGCAGCCGATCTCCTTGCCGCCGGCACCGTCGCTGCTCGGCACGTCGAGGTAGATCCGCTCGGCACCGGAAAGATCGCAGCCGCGGAACTTGGCGCCGACGCGATGCTTGGCGCGCGCACCTACGGTGATGTGCTTGCCCGATTTCTTGCTGACCACGGTCGCGACGAGCCGCCCGGACTTCAGCGCCATGCCGAAGGGATCCGAAGGCCAGTCGAAGGGAGCGTCGAGCTCGTAGGGAACGGGCGCGAAGGCCATCAGGATCGACCTACGAAGGCAGACGGTCCCAGGTCGTTAGCGACTATCTCTAGGACCTCCATTTCAGCGTAGTAACCGGCCTCCTGCGCTGCCCAGTAGCGACGCTCATCCTCGCGTTGTTCCTCAACTGCCTGAGCCCCCTCGCCCTCCCAGCGCTGAGCCATATCGCGCGAGATCCATTCGCACTCCTGAGGGTTGAAGCAATCGACGCCGACTACACCACCGCAGCCATTGCAGATGCTCACGAGACTTCCCTCATCCCGGTGCACGGACAGGGATAGGTCGCAGTCTTGCCCGGCCCTGCGTAGCCGCGCGTCATCCCGCCGCCGTGGCAGATCGTGCAGTCGGAGTCGGCCGCCTCGCCCCAGCGCGCGTGCAGGTCTGAGATCGCCTCGCGGATCCCGTCGAAGCCGTCGCCGCCGACCGGCAGACCGAGCGCCTCGCGGCGGCGCCGCAGCCCTGCGAAGGTCCGCGGGTCAGAAACGTCAGCCACCGAATACCGCGCGGTTCTGGCGTTCGGCCTCGCGCTCCGGCGTGTCCTGCTCCAGCCACTCGTCGGCCTTCACCCAGTCCATCGCGTCGGCCACCAGCACAACGTCAGCTTTCAGGGTCTCCTTCGCATGAGCAATCAACCGCCGTACGGTCAGTTCAATGTGATCAGCGGTCAAGACGATGGGATGCTTGATCAGGTACTCGACCTGTTCGTTGTGACCGAGATGCGTCTCGACAATCACAACCCGCTGCATACAGAGGTCGGGAAAACAGGTTCCTGGCTTGCGGATCCGGTCCGAGCCCAGTGGATGACTAACCCCCTCGTCTAGCGGCGCGCCGCAGATCTGACAAACACTCGGCTCGGGCTCGGGCTCGCACAGCCCCAGACCCGCTTCCAACTTCTTCTGATCCGCTGCGGGGAAGAGCTCGCGAGCGGCCAGCGCTGCGTTCTCAGCCGTATAGCCCGCCTTGCAGGTCGCCGGGTCTCCGCGCATCAGATCCTTTGCGAAGCAGAGGGCGACAAGGTCGTCGCTGGCCTTCGATCCCTCCAGCCCAAGACCCGATTGAACCTTCTCTCGGTACTCCTCCGCCAGTGCCATGTTTCCTCCTTCGCCGTTGACTCGGCCAGTATAGCAAAGGCTTGTACCCAGGTACTGAGAACCCCCTGACTCATGCGGCTGCGCGGGCGCGCTGGCGAGCGGCTGCGCGAGGCACCCCCGCGTGGTTATCCAGATTATCCAGCCAATTGGCTTGCCCGTGCGGTTGGCGGCGCCTCCTCGCGCGCGCGTACGGCCGCGCGCCCGCGCGCGTATGCGCACGCGGGCGATCTATCCAGCGCTGAGAGAGACGCTGAGGGCGCTTCGGAGGGCTCTGCCTCCCCAGAACGCAGAAGAGGCCGCCCAGCGAGCGCTGGGCGGCCTCTAGAGACTCGGTGCTGCGGCTAAGCTACGGGCCAGGCGCTCGCGGCGAAGCCGGGGATCCTGTGCCGGTTGTCAGCGGTGCATCGGGTGCTCTTGGCAGCCGATCTTCGAGCAGGGTCTCCAGTGCTTCGACTTTGTCTTCGCTCAGGCCGGTTGCCTTGGCGATCTCGTGCTTACCTCGATTGTGCAGCCAGGTCGTGAGGATCGCGCCGAGCGAGAGGATGATCCCGAAGACGTAAGCAGCCACGTCCTGCGAGGAGACATCGACGTTGAACCACTGCTTTGCCTTCAGCGCGATGAAGCCCGCGACCAGGAGCACCAGCGGGCTCACAAGGAACGCGATCCACCTGCTGATATTCGAGTTCTCGTCCGGGGTCATCTGCCGTCCTTCTTCCTGCGGCGGGAGCTCAAGGCATCCCCTTTCTGTAGGCGTTGTTGATTTCGACCCGTGCGCGACCATAGCCGCCAGAGGGATCTCCGTTGTAGTCATTGAGCCCGGTCTCGTCAGTGCCGAGCTCCTTCTGGAAGTTCGCGCCCCAGCGCAGGTTGGCCTTGGGCTTCCACAGTCCGGGGTGCTCGACCAGCTCCGGGCCCCAGGTCGCCTGCACGAAGCCGACGCCGTTGGAGGTGCCGCCGGCGCGGACGTGCGCGACCAGCCGCCGGTAGAGCGCGCGGGTCACCTTGTGCCCTGGGAACGGCCCGCCAACATCATGACCGAAGATGAACTGGAAGGCCGACTCCTGCTCGACCAGCGCCATCAGCATCCAGTCGTGGACCTTGGCGTCGTTCGCCGCGGCGCAGATCCGGTAGCAGAGGCGGAACGAGGGCCTGAACCCGCGGCGGTGCGCGGTGCGCTGGAGTGCCCTCGCCCTGCGCGCCCGCCTCACCATCCGAGCGCGCCTTTGTAGTAATCGCTGACGACCCACCATCGGCCATACCTCAAAATGCCCATCTCATTGCGACGACTATGCCAGCGCATTGAGAGCATCAGCGGATGACCTTGTGATGCACCAGCCACATGACGAGATCCTCGGCGCTCATCCGGCAGCAGATGTGGTGCAGCTCGGAGCCAGTCGGGTAGGGCTGGAAGAAGTCGAGGCCATGCTTCGCGACCGCTCGACAGAACGCGGTCGCTTCGCCGTTGGAGGCCAGGTCGAGCCCCAGGGCCTGCGGGCCCAGCAGCTTGCCCATCGGCACACGGGGGAACGCAGGACCGCCGACATAGCCGGGGTAGCGCGGGTTTTCACCGCCGTTGCGGTACTCGTGCGTCGAGGTCAACGGCGGGTTGGCCGGGTTGAAACCGGGGTCGTTCTGATGCAGGAAGAGGTAGGTCTGCGAGCTGTGGCCGAAGCGCTCGGCAACGCCGGCCCGGCGGTCGCCGGAGATCAGCGTGAACTGGACGATCTCCAGCTTGTCGATCTTCTCCAGGGTCAGCCCCAGGACCGGCGGCACCGGCACGTGTTCGCGACCGTAGGCAACCGGGTCGTAGTGCGTTTCGAGATGGTGCCGACGATGGTGCGCCTGGTTGCGCCGCCGCTCTACCGCTGCGCGCGCGACCTGGCGGTGCTGCTTTGCGTGGGCAGGCGCGCTGTGCTGGCGCGTATGCGTTGGCATCAGCGAGAATCTACACCCTGAGGATGCAGCCGCAACGGAGTGATGACCACGTCTTCAGGATCCGCCCCGGTCAGGACGGCGAGCTGCAAGGCAACCTGACGACAGCGTGGCGGCTGTTCCTGCTTGGCAAGGTATTCAGTGAAGCGATCGAGCCCAAGCCGCTGCGCTGGCGTGAGCTCCGACCGCGGCGGGGTGTTCCGCAGGCTGACCGCCACGAGCGCCGCTACGCCGTCACCGACCTGATCAATCTTGCGACAGAAGTAGGCGTTGATCGAAGACTGCCCGCCAATTCGCGAGAGCCGTTCTTCTTCGAGATTGTCAAACGCCCTACCGATCTGCCAGCCGGTAATAGCAAAGCCCCCACCGAAGAGAAGGCAGACGACTGCCATGATCTTTACTGCGCGCATCGTTCTGTGGCGGAGGTTGCGCGCTTCTTTTTCGATCCGCCCTAGGCGTTCCTCGACAGTCTCTGGCTTCCGCGTCACCGGATCACCCCGCTTGATTCGAGGGCCTGCAAGATCAGAATGATGGTCAAAGCCAGCGCAGAGTAGACGATAAGAACCGCGCTGCGATGTCGGCAAAGCCAGAGCCTCACTTGCCCCCTCCTACCCGGAGGCCGGTCAGAGCATCCGCCAGCAGATCCAGACCCAGCAGCGACGCGACCAAGCCCGTCAACCCGATCGGCACGTCTACGTGGAAGACGAGCTGCGCCACGAAGAGAACCACTAGGCCCGCTACCCCCAACTGGCGCCGCGTCCGTACCCATCCGTCTCCAGTCCACACTAGTTGGTATCCCGCCCGACCAGGAGTATGGCATCTCCGGTGTTCATGTCCCCAGTCCGACCGCGACGAGTTCGACCTGCATCTTCTCCATCAGCGCGTCAACGCGGTGCGGCGTCGAGTCGAGAGTCAAGGTATTCGTGCGAGCTTCGTGGTCGTAGTTCGTGGCGATGATCCGGCGCTCCTTCCCATCGTCGAAGCGAATACGGTCGCCCGCTCGAATCTTCCAGACAGGTTCGTAGTTCCCCGCTGAGTCTTGCGCGAATCCAGTCAGAACCGCGGTACCTCGGTCCGAAACGGCGAGCTCCTCCTGCAACCACCGAGAACCAATCTGAATCGCGCCGCTCAGAGTTGTGATCGCACCGACGACGACCTTGCCCAGGCGCTGGCGCCCGTGTTCGTTCAGCGGATTGGTCGAGCTCGTGTCTTGGAGGCTGGCATCGGAGTAATCGCACCCTCCAGTACCAGGCGGGCCGACCGTGAATGTCTTGCCCGATGGATCGGTGAACTGCACAAGAACGCCGTTGTAATACTCCTCGGCCTGCTTGCCCTCGTCCTGTAGATCGCAGCCTGAGTCGCCCTGTCTGCCAACCCACAGCCGGCCGCCGCTGGGATCGCGCCAGAAGAACTCGCGATTGTCGTAGACCCCCCAGTCGGGCACATCGTACTTCGAGGCTTGGAGAATGGCATCTTCCGGCGTCACTGCTTCGGTGTAGATCAAGTGGGGGATCGCGTATGCAGAGGGTTTGATCGAACCTTCTGTACCGAGAGTGAAGTTCAACATCGGCGCGGCTCGTTGGAGGATGTCAGCTACTACGTCGGACGCCAGCACGCCAGCTGGCTGTCCGCCTGACATTTGGATGGGCACAGAATGATCGCCAACGACGACGACTTTTCTAATCTGAAACTTGTAAACAACACCTGCTTGACCGGCGGGAGTATTCGGATAGTAAATCTCGAACATTCCGTAACGCGCCTTTTCTTTCGGCGTGAATATGACAGGGCTTTCGGCTCCGCTTGATGTATAAACATCGGCCGTTGTTTCCAGCCCAGCCCCCCAAAAATTCGCGTCCGCGTGAACCAAGAACTGCACATACCACTGGACATCGGGGGTCGTCGCAGTTGGGGCTACCGTGAAGTAGATACGTCCAATGCGAGCAGAAGGACCCGCGTCATAAAGCATTTCTGCATGCGGCAACCAAGGTGAAAGCCAATTGCCCTCGATGCTGAGATCAAGGCACGGCAATCCAGTCGTTGGGTCCAACGAAACGCTGCCGTCGTTAGGAATGGCGTTTACTCCAAGCATAAGCACCTTACGAGCGGCAGGAACATTTGTAAACCGGTTCAAGTCTTTGTCGAAGTAGATCTCCTGAAAAGTCGGATTATCCTTCAGGTAGGCACCCCAGCCAGCAGCCACGAGCTGCACCTCGTTGTCTCCGCTCTTAGGAATTTCGATGTCATAGCCCTCGAAGGCGCTCTCGTTGCCTGGCCCCCTGGCGAGGAATTCATCGAAGACATCGAAGTCGCCGTAGTCGATGCGCGGGTCGCGAGTGAGACCGAGCGAGGCTGAGCCGTGACCGCCGGGGATGATGGTGCCGAACGTGAATTTCTGGGCGACATTCTCTGCCTCGACCTCGTCGCCAGCGAGGCGCTTCTCCGTGCCATCCGGGCGTCTGAGGTAGAAAGCGAGACGACCGGAGTCAGGGGTCAAGTTAGACATAGAACGCAGAGGCGACGCGCATCATTCTGGCTCAGGTACCTCGATAGTGCGAGGCGTAATCGTCAGGGTCGCTTTCAAGTCGTCAGCTTGGAGATCCCCCTCAATTTCAGGCTGACCGCGAGACGCGAGGATCGCGAATCTCACAGGTCGGCCCTCCCGGCCAGAAGGTGGAATGAGCAACCTGTCCCCCTCGTAGATACCCACATCATTGAAGGCTCCGGACCCATCCGAAGCCTCGCGCAAAACCCGATCCCACCGAACCCTGAGATCGCGCCCTGCGTATATCGCGGCGTCTTGGATAGTTTCCGTCCCGGCAAATACTTCAAATCCCACAAAGCTCGCGTAATTGCTTTCACTGCTCCCACTCGGCGCGGCAGCAACAGTGTTGTGAATTCCATACCCCCCCGTAGCAAGTACTCCGCCGGTAGCAAGGTCTGCATCTGGTACCCACATCAGAGACCCGAAGAGCGTTCCCCCAAGGCTCAGCAAGGCAGATCCGCTCCCATCCGAAGCACAGTGAAGAGTGACTCTGTAGACCGATGACGGATTGATATTGAGCGGAGAACTAGCGAGTTGTACCCAAGCGCCCGCCTTCTTTTTAAACACTTGGAAGTGAAACTGATAAACAATCGTAGAAATAAACACCTTGGCAATTCTGCACATAACTAGATTGTTGATATCCGTCCATCGTGCAAAGACGCCTGAACGCTGACTGCAAACAGTCGCCCAACCTGGCATCACTTCGCACTTAACAGTTACATCGGCTTGTGCCCCCGTCCCAAGGCGGTTATACCGCCCTGTAGCAGCACCCGCAAGCCCTGCGGCAACGTCATTCCCTGCGCCACTAACATCTACGGTAGACGGATAACGATAAACCGACTGACCCCCTGACTCCAAAAAGTCATCGGCATCCCCAAACCCACTCCATTTTCCTCCCAGGATCGCTGTCGCACCTGCGAGAGGTGTATTCACCGCGGCCGAGAAATTATCACTCGCTATAGAAGTTCCAACCGTATCCGGAGGGACGGCCATCGCCCTGACTTCACCATAGAACTCTTCTGCCGGCAGAACCCCCAACCAATCGACCTGAGCAACGTCACCGACTACCGTTGACTTGATCGCAAGTCTCCCCTCCCACCGCTGAGCACCGATGGTCGCAGCACTCAGGCGTACAAGCCCCAAGTCGATCAGCGTCCATTCGCCCTCGCGCGAATCGAGAATGAACGAGACGGAATCAAGGGAGCGCCAGCGCAGCAGGTCTCCCTGCGCGTAGTCGAGGCGAAATGACACTTCCCCTTTGTTCGTGGTTGGCATCCACACACGCGCCCAGACCCGATGCGCCCCAACGTGAGACATGTAGACCCCGGCACTGGAGCGAGTAGAGAGGTAAGAGCTGAACCCGGTGCCCAGTGTGCAAGAGATGACCTTGTTCGCTTCACTCCCGCTTGGCACGCCAGAGCCCGCAGCGAGCGTCGCACTGTTGAGGCGCAGCCGGTTCTCCGCCTCATAGAAGACATCTGCGTTGGCCGACAGGTCGAGGAACCGCGAAGCCATCGCAACGGCTACGAATTTTCTGTCTACGCCCTGCGTATCCTCAATGAGGAGATCTCCGAGGGCGGGCATGTTGCCGGGGATCGTCGTCTCGGTGAATTTCATCACCGGCAGTGTTTTCTCTTCATGTGCGCCCAGGACTATTGGCTGAAGCCTCGCGCCGGGCTTGCAGATCAGTTCAAAGGAGAACTCCTGCTGGCCCTGGTTGAAGGCTTTATCCCATTCGCCTACGAAGGTCGCCTCAACTACGTCGAACACCATCGATGACCCATCGGGCAGCACGCGCTTAAACGTTCCGCCCTCGTCGGCGAGCTTCTCGATCTTCTCCTGAAGGTCGTAGAGGCTGCGAATGAACCGCTTGCGATCCTGTCCGCTGCCGACTCGCGTCGAAGTCGATTCGTGGGGTTTGCCATTCCAGTAGCACCCAGGCGTGTCGCCACTCAAGAATGACGTAGGGCTGACACCCGACTCGATCTGGAAGGCATCGGAGTAAACTACGCCAGTCCCCACGGAGGTCGGCTCTTTGCCCGAGGTGCGCAAAAACAAGTCACCCACTAGATCACCCGCGACGACTTTGACTGTCGTGTAAATACGCTGCCATTGCCCCCGCTTGTTCATGTCAGCGGCAACAGTTTTTTCAGTCGTTGCGCCTGTGTACCCCTCAGCACTCAGAGTCGGAGTGCCTCCGTCCCAAGTAGCAGGAATGAAGACAAACAGCGACACGCAATAGGTACCAGCCGCGGGGAAAGCAAAGTGGGAAAACCCCATATTGGTTTCCCCAGTATTAACCCCGCCGTAAGCGTGCTTGTCCCTGAACTCTCCGCTCAACGAAACGGCAGTCACAGAGTTGCCGAGCTCTCTGGTCACGGCGAAATCAACGCCGTTCATAAACTTCTTGACGGTCTCGCCGTCCGGGTTTGTTGCCAGATTGGTTGCCGCTCCGACCCCCGTCGCCTCGCTGACGTAGACCTTGATCGGAATTTTCCTGTTGCCGAACTTGGGTTTGCCAAAACGAGCTTCCCCCTGAGAGTCGCGCGAGGAGGCGAAGGTGCTCTGCATCTCTGGACGCGGGTAGCTGTGCTCGACGAGAAAGATCCCGTGCCCCTCCGGACTCGGAGTGCGCAGCCCGGTGACCTCCAGCGGTGCATTCGCCACCACTTGGTATGGCGGCGCCTCGCTGATCGGGTCGAATATCAGGCGTTCAAGCGTTTCGAGCATCTACTTTCCTCCGTAGCTAACTCGGCGCCCTGGCGCCGACACTGTCGTTCTAGCAGTCCCCGCGGCATGACCGAGCTCACGCAAGCGGCCGTCAACCACAGCGCTGATGTGCGGGTTGAGCGCCTCCATCGCGCCAGAGAGATGCAGTGCAAAGGGAACGTGGACGCTGGGGTTAGAAGCACCGACCGCGGCGCCAGGCGCCGGCACGCTCCCAGGCGTGATCTGTCCGCCGCGAGCAAAGGTCGGCGCCGAGAAGAGCGCGCTCTGAGATGCACCGACCAGTGCAGTGCGTTGAACGTTCAGAGCGATTTCACTGAGCAGCGGAGCGAGTTCTTCGCGTCGAGCTGTTTCAAAGGCTTCGCGTTCTTCGATTTCTTCGCGTTCGCGTTCGACCGGGTCGAGGATGCCTTCGCTTTCTTCTTCGTAGCGCTGTTCGGCGCGGTTACCACGGCGGGTGGCTCGCCGTTTGACCTGCGCACCGTGTTTGCGGATCTGCGCAGCTACTCGTTTGCGCTGCTGCGCAGGAGTCATCACTTTCGCTGAGCGGCCGGCGGAGACCGCGGCTTTCGCTTTGCCGCCTTTCGCCAGCAGCCGACCTCCGCGTGCGAACGAGCGTCCGCTCGGCCGCGAGACTCGACCGCCGCGAGCACGTTTCGCAGCGCCGCGGCGGCGCTTCGTATGGTCGCCGTTGCGCAGCCGCTTGCGCAGCCCTCGGAGCTTCGCTCGCGCGAATTCACGCTGTTCGCGTTCTGGCTTCAGCGAGGCGATGACCGCGTCGCGGCGGTCGGTGACTTCGCTGCGCTTGCGCTCGTAGGGCGCCAGGTGTCCTTCGGTGAAGGTGTTCAAGTAAGAGGACCGCCGGCCCGCCGCGAGCTGGTCGAGCGCGGCGAGCGAGCTGTAGCCCTGCGAGTACGCGCCGGTTTCCGGCGTGACCGGCGAGTGGTAGCCGATCGCTTCGGAGATGGTGTTTGGGCTCAGCGCGGTGACGCTGGTCAGCAGCGGATTCGACGGGAACGATTCTTCGGCTGCTTTGCGTTCTTCACCGAGAGTAGTCCTGTATTCAGCGACTCGGCGCAGGTAGTCGTCAACGATTTTCGTGTATTTCAGCACTGGCATGCTGCGCCAGTCCGGCCGGCCATCCTTCATCAGCGAGAACGGCAAACCGATGCCCGTTTCAGCCGCCAACTGCAAGAGCGACGCCGGGCTGTACCGACCAGTCGGCGTTGCAGCGTATTCACTGCCTCCGAGTGCCGTCTTCTTTTTCGGGCCCTTGCCCCAAGGCTTGCTGGCATCGTGCCCGCGCCAAACGCCAGTCTTGGGAGAGGCTCCTTCTTCGCCGCGACCACCGAGATGGCGAGCGATGGCTGCCGGGTCTCCGCGGTAGTGCTGGTTGTAGCCGGTGACGTACTTCGTCGCATGCCAGATGCTAGAGCTCGGCAAGCCGTCCCCGACGATGTCCTTCGCCTGGAGCGCGGCCAGGATCGGGTTGCGCATCGTTGCTGAGGTAGTCCCTGGGTTCGACTGCTGATGAATCGCCAGCCAGCCGAAGCTCCTCCCCGGCGGATCCGGAACGTCAGTGCCAGGGTGAAGGAGGTTCTCGCTTTTGCCGATCTGCGCCATCGTGACGCCGGGCAGCCCTGCCCACTCCCCCAGAGCAGCCGCGACATACGGCGGCAATGTGGCGCCGCTGGTGCCGTCTGACTTCGGGTAAGTCTTGTCGATGGAGGTGCCGCCCCAGACGCCTTTGACGCCGCCACCACGAGCGAGGTGGCGAAGCATCCGACCGCCGCGGGCATACCAGCCTGCGCTCTGCTCATGCGCCCAGGCGCCCGCTGGTGAGCCGTAGCGTTCCCTGATGTAGTTGACCATCCATTCGAGCTGAAGACGCGCCGATTTGATCCCGCTGTACGGCCACGCGCCGGCCGGGTACTTCGACGGCGGCAGGGCCTGCGCGAGGCCCGCCGCACCTGATTCAGGGTTTTCCGCGCGAGGGTTCCAACCAGCCTCTTGCATCTCCAGCGAGTTGAAAGCGCCGAATTCGCTGGGACTCCAGACCTGAGCCACCATTTCTCGCGCCATCTTCTGGATCGGTCCGTTCGCCACAGACAGGCCGAGCCCACCGGCCGAGCTGCGAGCACCGGCTTTCTTGTCGAGATACTTGTTCGCTCCCGCCGTCGCCCTATCGAGAGCCGTCTGGGCGAGAGTGGCGAAGGTGCCGTCAGGGCCCAGGACGTGCGGAGCTTTGAGGTGTTTGATCCTCTGGCGGGCACCGCTACCAGCCGGACCGACTAGGGCCCCTGAGGCGCCGCCGGCGAGGAGCTGCACGTGGTTGACCTCATGCGCGCTAGCAGGGTAGAACGGGCGGTAGAGACCGACTGCCTTCAGCGCCGCCTCGCTGACGCCAAACATCGTGTCGAGCAACGGAGAGCCGACGCCGATGTCAGCAGCTTCTCCGCGGGTATGAGGGTCGTTCGCGAAACCGCCAACTTCGACCGAATGTGCAGGTGAGCGATACCCCGAGATCACGTAGACGACTTTGCCGAGCTCAGCGGAGAGCGCCTTCAAGTCGCGATAAATCGCAGGCTCCGACCCGACGCCCATATTGACCCCTGCGTCGAGGACCACATGCCCGCCGCTCGTAGTGGGTCGCGGAGCTCGCCCTCCTTTCGCCATGTAGTGCGGGCGGTCGTAGGTGGCGAAGAAGCCGTCGAGGCCGCCCTGAACGCCTAGAGCGGCTTCTACGGCGTAATCAAGCAGTGGCTGCTGATGGCGATTCGCAGCGAAGAGATCCTCGCCCGGAGCAACCATCGCGTGCACCCCCGGCAGGTAGACGCTGTCTTGCAGTCCTTCCCCCGGCACGGTGAACACGCCGCCGCTGGCGAGCTTCTGCGGAGCACCTCTGTTTTTGCCGCCGGGAGAGTCGTCGCCTTTGAGACTGAGGTTGACGTTTTTGACGCCGAAGGCTTTCAGCGCCCGAATCGTCGCCCCCTGAATGTGCTGCATCCCTTCAGAGGTGACGCGGTCCATCTGACCCACGTTCTGCCCCAGCGTTTCGGACATCGAGCTGCTGCGTTTCGAGACGATTTCGCGCATCCCCTCGAAGCGCGAATCCGTGTTCCCCAGCATCGCTTTGGTCGCCTTGTCGTGAGTGCCCTGCATGTCCTGCGCCGAGCCGCCGACCGCTTTGTCCATCTTGCGAGCTTCGTCGCTGCTGCCCTTGCGGATCTTCGTGAAGCGGTCGAGCACTTCTTTTTCCATGCCCTGGGTCTCAGCCCCTACGTCACGACGCAGTTTGTGGTGCTCGGCAGTGACCTTCTTGCGCGTGTCCTGGGCCTCGCCCTCGGCCTTCTTGCCGCCACGGCCGCCCAGAGACATCTCGCTCGTGCTGCCGCGCTGCACTGCTCCAGCCCGACCCCGGAACTGCCGCGGCGGCGGCCAAGGCGGCGGGCCGGCCGGCGGCGGCTGCCCCCACAGCATTTCGTAGTTCGCTCGCGCTTCCTTGTTAGAGACAGGCGCTTCGGCTTCCTGGTGTTCGCGCCGTTTCGTCTTCTTCGGGGTGCGCCGTTCTGCTTCCCGCCGAGCTTTCTGCCCAGTCGGCGTTTCCTGAGATTCGCGTTCGGCCTGCTCCCATTCACCTTTCTTGCCGGCCGCTGCGTCCCATTTGACGTGGCCGACTTCACCGATGTGCGGTGCGTGGACGCCCAGCTTGCCGAGAGGATTCGCCTTGTCGAGCGCTGCGTTGATCCCCTTGATACCGAGATTGACTATGTCGATCAGAGCGTTAACGAAGTTCTGACCTGCGTTTTCACCCCATTGGCGCATGGCTAGTGCGGTTTTCGGATGCGACTCGGCAAACATCTGCCCCAGCTCGTAGCCGATCAAGGCAGCACCGATCAGTGCGCCGATCACGAATGCCCTACCGGCGAGTTTGCCGCCTCCCTCGAACATCTTGGCGAGTCGGGGGAACTTCGCGGAGAGCACTTCACCCAGGCGCCCACCTGCCGCCATGCCGGCTGCTACCTCCGGCGCAAAGACGCCGATGAAGGCGATGGCCGCTCGTCGCGCCACCGCTTTGAACTTGCCGATCTGTTTGCTGATCCCGCCGGCTGCCTGGGCGGCAACTTC